TGATGTTGTTATGAATGATAATATTAATAGAACTAGTCAAACAGTTCCTTCTTCAATTGCAGCATTAAAAGCTCTAGGATATAATGATTCAATTGCATATCCTTGGTTTGCACCTGCAGGATTTAATAGGGGTGCGTTAAATGATGTTATTAATTCAAAAGTAAGGCTAAACGCCGAAGATAGAAATATTCTTTATGAATCTAGAATTAATCCTATCGCAAACTTTCCAGACGGCGGTTTTGTTATTTTTGGCCAAAAAACATTGCAACAAGATCGATCATCACTGGACAGAGTTAACGTAAGAAGAATGCTTTTAGAAGTAAAAAGAGTCATATCTGATATTGCTAACAAATTAATTTTTGAAAACAATACGCCGCAAACACGCGCAAGATTTGTTGCTCAAGCAACACCTTTACTAGGCGCAATTCAATCGCAACAAGGTATTGATCAATTTAAAATTGTTATGGATACGTCTAACAATTCTGAGTTGGATATTGAAGAAAACAAGCTTAACGGAAGAATTATTTTAGTCCCTACAAGAGTAGCAGAATTTATCTCTATTGACTTTATAATTACTAACGCAGGTGTTAGCTTTGAATAACGCATACAAATGGAGTAAACTATTATGGCAGAATTAACATTTAAATCACCGGGTATCAGTACTAGAGAAATTGATTTATCACAAACAAGATCTTCTAGGCCTGTCGGTATACCAGCTGGAATTATTGGAACTTCTTTAGAAGGTCCAGCTTTTATCCCTTTGACATTTGCAAATTTTAATGATTTTGTAACAACATTTGGGGCATCAGATGGTGAAAAATTCGGGCCAATTGCTGTAAGTCAATGGTTGACAAATGCTCAGTCAGTTACCTATATGAAAGTCCTAGGAATAGGCAACGGAAAACAAAAAAATGCAACAACAGGTAAAGTAACAAATGCAGGTTTTGTTGTGGGTGATAGAATAATTCAAAATAATGGTTATGCAGGTGACAATCCTTACGCCAATACAGGAGCCGGCTCTGTTGAAGGTAGAACTTACTTTTTAGGAAGCTTTATGTCAGAATCTGCAGGAAGTACTATTTTTTCTGATCCGGGCATACAAACAGGGCCTAATTCAGTTTCTATTCTTAGAGGGGTAATCTTAGCACCTAGTGGCGTAGTTCTTCATTTGTCTGGTAATAATATGGCAGATACATCTGCACCAAGTAAGTCGCAAACTGCAACTAACGGAAGCACCCTGGCCGGCCAAAAAGGTTCGCTTACTGGATCGATTAATATAAGCAGCCAAGAATTTGTAATGATGATGAATGGTTATTCCAATTCTGATACTGGAAAGACGACAGTATTAACTGCATCTTTAGATATGACAGCACCAAATTATTTTAAAAACGTATTTAACACAGATCCGCTTAAGATAGAAGAAGAAGGTCACTATCTTTATGCATCATACGACATATACCCAGATATGGCAACAGTCACAGGAAGTGGAGTTGTTGAAGCTAGTGGTGTGAGTGGAAACTTAGAAGACGCTATATTTTTATTAACATCGTCAGCAGGAAGAGGATCAGCTAGCTCGAGCACAGAAGTTGACTATGAAGATTTTGAATACAGATATACGCATGCATCTTCTCCTTTTGTAATATCTCAAAATTTTGGTAATGCTCCTCATAACTTGTTTAAAATTCATGCGCTGTCAGATGGCGAAGGTATATCTAATAGATATAAGATATCAATTGAAAATATTAAAAAATCAACATCAACTTCTGACTTGTACGGTACTTTTGATTTAGTTATTAGAGACTTTTATGATACAGATCCTTATCCAGTTGTTTTGGAAAGTTTTAGAGGTTTAAGTCTTGACCCCGGGTCTGATCGTTATATTGCCAGGGTTATTGGTGATCAAAACATAAGATATAATTTTGATGTTGCCGAAACATCACAAAAAATTATTGTTGAAGGGAATCATCCAGTTAGATCTAGATATATTAGAATCGAAACGACCCTAGCACTAGAAGACGCGTCGATTCCTAAAACCTCGTTACCTTTTGGGTTTAGAGGTCCTAATCATTTAGTTACTAGTGGTTCTTTGTTGGCAACAGTAGACCCGGGTAGTAATTTAAGTAATACAGACATTACTAAAAGAATAATTGAACCGCCGATTCCTTATAGGGAAAGTGTTGCTATTGGTACTGGTTTGCTTAAAAAGTCTGATTCTAGATATTACTGGGGCGTGCAAACTATGCGTAAAACAAACCCGGCGCAACCTAATTTGACTAGTCTTTTTGACAATAGTTTTGATGCATTTACTAAGCATTTTCCAAATAATAGAATTAACACGCTTAATTTTTCAGTTGGTAATAATGCAGGTACAGCAAACGTAGCCGGTAGCATTCTAGACAGTGATTTATTTAATAAAAATAAGTTTTCTTTAGAAAATATACAAGTTCGTACCGGCTCAGATGGCCTCGCGGATCCGGATCAATGGCTAAGTGCTTCTTATGTTAGAGATGGCAATATTACACCATCCAGTACAAACAAAACAAGGGCATTTGAAGAAAGCGATTTAGGTAAAGTTGCTAATACTAAGTTTGCTAAATTTACCATGATTCTCCAAGGTGGGTTTAACGGTGTTAATATTTTCAATAGAGAAAAGAAAAACCTGACAAATATAGCAGCAAGAAGAGAATATATTGAGTCACAATCTACAGCCACTCAACAAAGTACAATTGCGGCATATAGAAAAGCTATCGACTTAATGGCATCAAAAACAGATGTAGATATTCAATTACTAGCATTACCTGGAATTAGACACCCGTCAATTACTGATTATGCAATTCAAAAAGTAGAAGATAGATTTGATGCTATGTATATTATGGATATCGAAGAAGTAGATCAATTAAATAATGTTATAACTTCTTCTGTGCAAAAGCCAAATGTTCAAAATACAGTTGTTAACTTAAGTGGAAGATCCCTTAATTCGTCATTTGCTGCAGCGTATTTTCCGGATGTTATTGTTACAGATCCAACAACAAAAACATTAGTACAAGTTCCTCCATCAGTTGCAGTGTTAGGTGCATACTCATTTAATGATAAGGTTTCTCACCCTTGGTTTGCACCGGCAGGTTATGCAAGAGGTGCTTTAAATAGCGTCGAATTACCTTCTGTTAAACTTAATAGAACTAACTTAGATGACTTGTATGGCGCAGACATCAATCCTATTACAGAATTTCCTAATACCGGTGTGACTATATGGGGACAAAAAACTTTGCTGGCGTCTAATTCAGCATTAGACAGAATTAATGTTCGTAGGCTTTTAATTGATGTTCGTAGAAAAGTTAGAAGTGTTGCAAACAGTCTTTTGTTCGAACCTAACAGGGAAGAAACATTAGATAAATTTAATTCATTGGTTAACCCTATTTTACAAAGAGTTCAAGAACAAAACGGTGTTGACAGATACAAAGTCATTATTGACACAACGACTACAACTCAAGCAGATGTTGAAAATAATACAATACGTGGAAAAGTTTATTTGCAGCCTACACGTTCAATTGAGTTTGTTTCACTAGATTTTGTTGTTACAAATGCTGGTGCAAATATTTAATACCATATATATATTTATATAAAAACAGGAGACTATTATGGCAGAAACACTTTCAGTAACAGACTTACTACCAAATAAGTTTGAACCGAAAAGAGATTATAGATGGGTTTTAGCAATTGAAGGTATTGATTCATTTTTAATATCTGATACAAAAAGACCTGACATATCAATTGACAAAGATGAAATCCCTTTTATTAATAGCTATAGAGTTGTTTCTAAAGGTAAGGTTAAGTTTGGCGGAATATCAGTTAAGCTTCATGATCCGATTGCACCTTCAGGTGCACAGCAAGTAATGGAATGGATCAGAACTCACTATGAGTCTGTTTCAGGAAGAGCCGGATATGCAGATTTTTACAAAAGAGATCTTCAACTTAAGCTTTTAGATCCTATTGGTACAGTTATTGAATTGTGGGATATTAAAGGCGCAATCATTACGAGCGCTAATTTTGGAACACTTAGTTACGGTAGTGGAAATATGTTATCAATCGATCTATCATTAGAAGTTGATAATTGTGTATTGCAATTCTAAGCCTTGATTTAAATAAAAATTGTTTACTTTGTTATAAATCCTCTGTATTGTTATAGAGGATTTTTTATTTAGGAGAGACATACATATGCAAAACAAAAACATGCCTACTAGTAATATTTTAAAAGATGATTTTGGTTGGGAGGTACCATTTGAGACAGTACCTTTGCCTTCTAGAGGCGTTGTATACCACCCGGACAGCAAGTTATATAATAAAGAGTCTATTAGCATAAAAGCAATGACAGCGCTAGAAGAAGACATACTGTCTAGTCAGGCTTTTATTAAAGAAGGTACATCAGTAGCACGTGCAATTCAGTCTTGTATCGTAGAAGACAATGTTGATGTTGATGAAATGATATCAGGTGATAAAAATGCACTTATGATATCGATGAGAATTACAGGTTACGGCTCTAGATACCCTGTTTTGCATTCATGCGCAAACTGTGGAGCTCAAAATGAAGTTGACGTCCAGCTAAACGAGTTAGCTATTAATCGATTAAAAGAAGAGCCAATCGTCAAAGGAGAAAATAAGTTTAAATTTCTGTTACCTGTCTCAGGAAAAGAAGTTATTTTTAAATTTTTAACCGGATATGATGAAAAAGAAGAAAAAATTAAAAAGCAAAGAATGAAAAGCATGGGTATTAATTTAGATAATAACGTTACTTCCTTTTTGGAACAATCAATATTATCAATTGACAATATTACCGATAAAAATAAAATATCGCATTTTATAAAACACATGCCTGCTATGGATTCTAGAAAACTAAGACTTCATATAATAAATCAGGAGCCGGGGATAGATATGACTTGGAAATATGTTTGCAATTCTTGCACTCATAATAATGAGTTAGGCATACCAATATCTACAGAGTTTTTTTGGCCCAGTACATAGCTGGCGCGAAAAAATACTAGAAGAATTTTTTCTGCTCCAGATGCACCTCAACATGTCTTATTCAGAGGTCAAAAGATTACCAATACGATATCGCCATTGGTTTTTAGACAGAGTTGCGAGGCATTTTAAAGAGAAAAATGAAGCAATTGAAAAAAGATATAACAAAGATGCTAGTCACAGTAACGACAATTTAAATAATTTGGCAATGTTTGAACAACAAATCAATGATAAGTTAAAAAAATAATTTTGTGCATACTTATTATTATTATCAAAGGAGTGATTGATGCCACCAAACACACCAAATAACCAGAATACATCACAGAGTCAAACTTCTCAAAGCGCGCAAGACATTATTAGCGACCAATTAGGTGATTTAAGCAATAGTGCAGATGATGCTACAAAAAGCATGTCAAGATTAAGTGATGAGACTGAAAAAGCCGGCGACAGTGCAAAGTATCTTGGAGTTGGAGCAGTAAGTTTGATAACAGCGCTTAGTACTGTTGATGGTCAAACGGGACGAATTGCCCGAAGTATTATGAAAGGAGTAACAACACTAGCAGAAGAAACTTACAACAGCCAAGCAGAAATTGCCAAAAATATGAATCATATGTTGGATCCCTATACTAAACTTAATGAATCAATTGGAGGAATTACAAGAGAAATGTTTATAAGTGGCGAAGAAATGAATGCATTTTCTGCCACAGCTTTTGAAACAACGCAAGACTTTCAAAAAGCTTTTGCTGGAATTGGCGATTCTGCAATTACTTTTAAGTCTAATAGCGGTGATATAAAAAACGCATTTAAATCTCTTTTCCCGACAGAAGAAGATATGCGAGATGCTTATGACATGGTAGGTCAGCTCAATAAAGGAATTGCTGAAGGATTTGCAATAATGAGCGATGAACTAACTAAGACTGAAAGGGTTAGAATGGTCGCACTAGCACGAGCAACAGGTACTGATATAAAAGTACTTAAAGAATTGACAGAAAAGCAATTTGCATTTACAGGAGAAGCTAGCACAGATGTTATTGAAAAAATAACAGCGACAGCTGATGCGTTGGCAACTGCAACAGGTTTGCCACTTCAAACTCTTAAAAATAGTATTATTGAGATAAAACAAGATACAGAACTATTTGGTGATATTGGTGAAGACGCAGCCGGCCGAATTGCTGCTTCTTTAAGTATGCTAGGCACATCTTTTCAGTCTTTTAAAGCAATGACCGGTCAATTTATGGATTTTGATAGTGCTGCAAAAAAAATGGGTGACTTATCTGCGATGTTTGGTATTCAAATGGATGCAATGGAAATGACTTATTTGGCAAATGAAGATCAAGAGGAGTTTCTATATAGAATAAGGGAAGATATTCTTGCATCAGGTGTAGACGTAGAAAACATGTCAAATGCCAGACTAAGAATGCTTAAATCGCAACTTGGTATGAGTTCTGTAGAAGAAGTAAAAATGTTTTTAAAAGAAGACAGTGCTTTTGACGAAATTGGTCAAGAAGGAATTGCAGCAGCAGCAGCACAGGCTGAAAACTTAGACGGAATGACAGTTGCAATCAAAAAATTTGCTGAAACAGGTAACGAAGCCCTTAGATCTATTGATACAGAACGCGCTGTTCAAATGGCTGCAGCTTCTTCAGAAATGGTAAGAGAGCTTAGCAATAGCGTAACACTATCAGGAGAAGTAGCTGCAAATTTTCAAAAAGTCAACCTGGCAGGATCAGAAAATATTGAAGCCTATAAATCAATGCTTTCTGGGTATAATGGTGTTATTGTTGATGGTGCTAAAATGTTAGGAAACGCTACATCATCAACAATTCAAGGTATTGCAGACACGTCAGCTAAAGGTGTAAATTTAATAACTAGCGCATTAGGACAGTCGACGGAAGCTGCTAATTGGTATAGTAATGTGACCACGCCTCCTGCAACTGTTCAATACGAAGTTGACACCACCGCGATTAACGACGCTATTGTTTCTGGTTTTAATCCTGCGGCAGAATTAATGCGACAAACCAGTCAACAAACCGGTCAATTAACTGTTGGTCTAACCCAGTTAGTAACACAAATGAAACAGCCTAGTACACAAACTGTTAACGTAAATTTAGACGGTCAGCAACTAGGATCATCAATGCTGAATATTATAACTAGACCTGGAGTAACAAATTCAGCCGGGCAATCTTTGGTAGTTGCAGGAGGATAAAAAATGAAAGAAAAAATACTTATTGAGATATGTAAAAAATATAATATTAATAGTTTGGATGTTGAACAAAAAAAAATTATTGAAAATAAATTAGAAAATATATTTTCTAGTCTTTCTCTAATTGAAAAGCTTCAAGGTGATATACTCTCTGATGATCAAAAAATTAAAAATTTTGCTAATATGATTGAAGACTACTTAAAGGATAAACATGGCTAGAGAAACCCTTAAAGATTTTTTAAACAAGCGAGGATCCACAGCAGATTCTATATCTTACATAAGAGAAGACAGTAAAAATGGGTTAGGTATAGATCCTAATACGGGTGACGCACTTTTAGATCTTCTAAATGAAAACAGTGGACTTTTAGGTGATTACCTAAGTTTTCTTACCAAGGAAGAAAACAATTCATTTCAAATTAAACCTGGTAACTCTGAGGGTACTTCTTTAAAAAGAGGGGACAGTCTAGATATAGCTGATAATCAAGGTGCAGAAAAAGTATTTATTGAGCAGGGCACAAATCTAAAAAGTCATCTTAATGAATATAGCAACAGTGGATATATAACAAATGCAGGAGGAGATTTATCTAGAATTGTAGAAAAAACAGGTAGTCCAAACAATCATAATATTCTTAAAGATGTTGAAGGAAAACCTTTAGATAATTCTGGTAAAACTTTATCTGACCCAGAAGGCGATGCAAGTAACGTCGTACAAGAAATAAATAAAGTTTTTTTAAAAAACAATAGATTTTCTAATGTAGGTAACAATAGCAAGAATGCTTTTGCTGAACTACCTGCAAACTCACAAAACTTTGATGATGAGCTAAAACTAAACGTTCAAAATGAATTTGGAAACTATAATAAAGATGAAAATTTAGTAACTTTTAATGATCTTAAAGAGATAGGAAAGTCTCTTTTGTTAAGCACGTCAGGTTTTAGTGAAGAACTTGAAAAAGGGTCTAGATTGGCATCTGGTAATACAGGATTTAACTCACTAGACATAGATGATCTTAGAGCAAAAAATGCAAAAGGATTTCCTAACAAAAACGACATATCGGTTAGGGACGGAAGAGGTGATTACTTTATTAAAGATCCCAACGCAAAAAATAGTAAAAGTTACGGGACAACTTATAATACAGAAATGAACTTTCAAGGAAAAGGATCAGATCTTTTAAATATTGAAGCAGCTGCATCAATGTATGCACTTAAAAAAATAGCATCTGACTTTTTTAATAGTTTTCTAGAAAAACTAAGAATTCAGGACAGAAATAGCTTAGAAGCTGAAGCTGAAAGTATTATTACAAAAAATGCAAGTGTAGACGTTGGTACTTACATGTTAGGAAAATCAAGATATACATCTTCTGTTAAAATAAGTAATGAAATTCTATCAAACCTATTAACAAATACAATATACCCATACGGAGATGCTGTTGACAGAGGACTAGAGGTAATATTTTCAAATGAGTTAAATAACTTACCGGTGTCTCCTCGTGCAGGTTCTTTTAGAACAACTAATAAAGATAAGAACATAGTTCAAAGTTCAGGGTTTTGGCTAGCAGTGTCTAGATCGATTTTAAAATCTTTTGATCAAATTATATCAAAATACACTGACGAATCTTTTGGGATAAGTGATGAAAATCAGCTATTTTTAATCTATAAAGATATTATTGAATCTAACAAATTTATTCAATTTTATAACACCATGGCAGCAATTGGTGACATTAGTTTGTCTGCGACCGATGGGGAAAAAATAGACATTCCGATACCGGGAAGTTCACTAGAAGGAAATAAAAGGAGTGCAGAAAAACTAGGTGCTGGGAAGGAGTGGGCTGCAGGTATGGGAAGATATCCAAGAGGGGAAGGACGATATGCATCTGAGCTTTCTTGGAATCAAGATGCATCACCTTCCATGTATATTTTGCCTGCGAATGTTATTAGGGCAGCAACTAAACTAAACAATCTTTATAAAGGAGTAAACCCAGCAAGAGGAATGTTAGGTAGTTCCCTTGTGGATAAAACATACTTTGGTTTAGATGTTGATGGTAGCTACAATAGGATTCCAAAAGAAGTTGTTAAAAGCTTAGAAGATGATTTAGAAGCCGAGTATGTTCCTTTCTATATACAGGACTTAAGAACAAATGAAATAATATCATTTAATGCCTTTTTAACAAACTTAACTGATAATATTGCATCAAACCACAACGGGGTCTCAGGTTATGGACGTCTAGACGAAGTCAAAATATACAACAATACAAAAAGAACAGTTGCAGTTGGTTTTATTCTTATGGCAACAAATAGAGAAGATTTTGACTCGATGTGGTACAAGATTAATAAGTTAACAACAATGTTGTATCCACAATGGACACCCGGATCCATGGTAAGTACTGATGGTGTTTCTAAGTTTTATCAGCCGTTTAGTCAAGTCATAGGCGCTTCACCTATTGTTAGAATGAGAGTAGGGGACATTATTAAATCAAACTACTCTAGGTTTGCTTTGGCCAGGACTTTTGGAATTGGTGACGCAAGTGTTAAGGCAAATCCTAGTTTAGAAAGTGGAGGGTCATCCAGTATTGCTGGTGCTATTGGTTCAATATCAGACGGTCAAGTAGGAAACGTCTTGAACCTCGTTCAAGACGTTGCATTAAAACTTTGGTTAGCAGTTTTTGGAAGCCCTATGTCAATAGGTGACCTTATTTTTAATTCTATTCCTATGCCTAAAAGTAATTTTAAGAGAATTGTTAAAAACTTAGGGCGAGATGTAGCGCTCAAAGCACTTTCTGGTTTTTTAATTAACGGTTTTGCAAATCCACTTGCTGTCGACAATATTATTAGACAACTTAGAGATCCGGATCACAATTGGGAACGTTCTAGCAAGTTAGGTAAAACAAGGGAAAAAGCAAATGATGTGATATCAAACATGTCTTCGCTGTTCCCCGATACAGGATTAAGTGATGGTCTAAGTATATTTAGCAACGACGATAATCAAAGTGCAGGTCTTTTAAAAATGATGATACTAAAACCTAACACTAATAACGGTTATTTTTCTCCTGACACAAAAAAGACATATTTGATAGCTAGAAGATTGAACGTTCGTGTTGTTGATTCGGGTTTAGGATTAGAAGGAATGCCTGGCGGCAAAAGAGGTTATAAAGTAAAAGTAGTTGATCTTAGTGCACCTCAAGATTTATTTGGAAAACATTTAAACGTAGTTCATCCTGATATTTTACCAGACCCCTCAGCTTTATTTTCTTCAAGTATTATGGGGTTGACACTGTATGCAACAGACCCAGTTGGTTCAATAGGCGATGCATTAACATCAGTTTTTGACGATGCTGCTTTGAGCATGGGTTTGCCTTCTGAGTCAATTGATGCGATAAGCACATTGCTTTATGCTTCTAATACTAGTCTTTTTATGGAGCCTGGAATTAATCCATTTACTAGAGCATATGAAACCACAGCTGGCCGAGGTCTAGCAGGTGTGATCAATGGAATTAATTTTAATTGGTTGGATTACCCATGGGAGACTGACTTTAATGCACGTGCTCCCATGGGGTGCAAGATCACTTTTAATTTTGATGTTATTCACGACATACCTCCAGGTCTAGACCATAGCGGCTACAATAGAGCTCCGCTTTATAATGTAGGAGAAGTAATGAAAAATATATCAGGAGATCCATATAGTGATAATGGAAAAGGGGCGGAATTTAGTTTCAAAAAAGGAAAGTCGACAAGGCTTAAAATAAGGAGGTCATAATGTCATTTTCAAGATATAGTTTTTCAAATAGGAACAAAGACTTACTAGGCCGGTCTTACATAACAAATTCAAAAGCTTCTTATAAGATATTTAAGGCTGTCGAAAATGGATTAATAGACTATAGTACTAAAACTTTAGAAGTAGGTGAAAGATTAGATCAGCTTGCTGGTGTTTATTATCAGGATTCTTCATACTGGTGGGTAATTGCTGCAGCCAGTGGAATTGGTTATGCTTTGCAAGTACCACCGGGTACAATTTTAAGAATTCCTAATAATTTATCGTCAATATTTGGAGTAATAGTTTGAGCAAATATGATAAAATATCCAATTATAATGTTGTTAATGAAAATTTTAACAATATCGTTAGAGAATTTGAAGGTTATCTTTTAGGCCTTTCTAAGAATGACTTTTTACTTTTTAATGACAATCTTAACGTAGCAGAGCAACTAGAATATCTTGCAGAAGCCGCTAGTGTTGCAGGTCAATACGACAATGATCAAATATTTAAAAAAGAAATAGCTCCTAAAATATTTGACAGGACAACAGGTGGTTATTTTATACAAGACTATACTAGGTCTTCTCAGCTAAATAGTACAGAAAAAATTGACAATATGGGTGAATATCTTCATTTAATTTTTGGTGAAGGGAAAGGGTTTTCAACAGATTCTTTTGATATCAGTAATAATGTAGAAAGATTTTCAGACTGTGTTGTTGAAGTTGCTCAAAGCGGAAGTGAAGGAAGCGCACCATATGCTATATCTAAAATATTACCCTATGTCAATATTTTAAAAATAAACAGACAAAATAAAAAAGATAATCAAGGTAATGATATAAAAGATGCAAACGGGGAAATAGTAAAAGAAATATCACACACTGGTTTGAATGTAGAGGAAGACGACGGAGGAGTAATTTACCCAGGATTAGGAGTTGACCCGGGTAATCCAGGGCCTACTGTCCCAAATAGGCTTACCACACCTTCTTTGACAGCGCAAACAATACGCATAGATGGAGTGGGCATCAACGGCCGTCAAGGGTCACATTTGCCTATATTTTTTGGTGGTATTCCACCTATTGAAATGTCTAGATGTGTTCCTTATTTAGATGTAAAAATTATTAGCACAGACTTTGGAGAAATTGATAGATTAAATCAGGTTTCTTTTATGAGGTTTGTTAAAAATGGCCCTAATGGTGAATATACAACATATGATGGAATTGGAGCACTAAACAATACAGCTGATATTATAGGCGAACAAACTTCTAAATCAGGTACAAAAAATAAAGTATCTAATATGAATATTTTTACTAGCCCGCAAACAATGGCTAATGCAAATATTAATAGGATGAACGGAGAAGGTACTTTTGACCAGACAATTGAAACTAGTCTTTTTGGTGCAAAAAATCAAAACAATCCTGTATACGAACCCATCTCACCTTTTTTGACTCTCAAATCTTTTGATGTTAGTATTACAGGAGCAGGAGCAGGACTTTTTGCTTCAAAGTCAGGAAGTCTTAAATTAATACTTCATGATCGATCTAGAATGAAGGATCTAGCACCTCTTTTAGCAACAGATAGATTTGCAACAACTAAGATACAGATAGAATTTGGCTGGAACCATCCTGACGGTACAGTAGGTGGTGAAAATATTATAGGACAATATCTCGACGGGCTTAAAGACATACACATTTACCAGGTTGTTGGATCTGATTATAGCTTTGGGGATGGAGGTGCAGTTGATATAACTGTTAAACTTGTTGCTTACGGCTTTAGAGAGAATAAAAAAGTTCATTGCGGTGCCGGACCGTTTGTACCAATTAATAGTTTGACTGATTTAATTGAAACTGCTGTTTTTCAACTTAACTCAAAAATTAATCAAGACAAAGATTACCCTCCTGAGGTTAGGCAAAAATTAAAATTAAACGCAAGAAGTGCTAGAAGTTTAAATTCAATTGTCACTTGGGAAGAATGGAAGTTTATAAGTGAGTATTTAGGAAAAGATAAGTCAAAAGATGAACTTTTAAATATTATTAAGGCTGTTTTATCTCCGGAAGTAGATGATGACAATAGTAATCTAGCTGCTGAAAATGCCCTAAGAACTGTATTGAATAAAGATGAAAATAAAGAAACTTTAATTAGATCGATGTTTGGAAAAATTTTTGGACTTAGAAGAGACTATAGTACTCCTTTTGTGTATTCTTTTCATAAAAACTTAAATACAGATGTAATAGGTCTTATTGATTATAAGTCTGCCAATCGATCTTCTATTGTAGATAAATACAGAATATTTAGAAACAGTAATAAAAAGTACACAAATTTAAAAGACGATAAACCTGTGACTCTAGGAAAACTTTTAATGTCATTTGTAGGTTGGCCTTTAGCTTCGACATGCGCATACGATGAAGTACAAATGATATTTTATCCTTTAAATCACCATGCGGGTCTAGCCAGAGGTCATACTACAGCTAGTTTACCAATACCACTTAATCGTGTAGAGGAAATGTTAATTGATCAAATTAATAAAAATTCTCACATAACAGTTGAAACGTTTGTAAACCTCTTAGAAAGAAAACTAATAAGAGATAGAGCACTTCCTGCTTATGGATTTTCAGAAATAACATCTTTGTCACAGATTGAAAGACTTAAGGATAACAAGACACCTGATCAAAAGTTCTGGTCTATGATACAAATACTTGTAGACACAAACGGGCAAGGGCTAAATGAGAGTGATGAAACAGATAAGCAGATTAAAAGTCTCGTTGACAAAACAATCCGTTCCGGAACTGATTTGACAGCTGGGAATAGCGAGGCATCATTTAATGCCACTCCCGATAATATCAAACCTAGAATAAGAGAACTTTATAACGATCACATAACAAAACTTAAAAACAGTATTGATACGGAGATACGAGCTAAATGTAAATCTTATTATGAAAAAGATGGACTAGGACTAGCTGAACCAAAATTTGTTCCCCCTAACTTAGCAATGGTGTTTGAAACTGTACCTGCAATTGATATTCAAAATGTTGTAGAGGGAAGTTTTGTATCTAATTTATGGGAAGGCGTTAAAAACGGAATTGGTCTAGAAAATAATGAGTCAAATGGATTAACTGAAAAAACCATTCTTAGAATTCATGTATACGATGAAGAGTCAGTGTCATCACCTGAAGATGCAACTTTATTAAGTGCAATTAATAATAAATCTGCATCTAGTCAAATAATTGGAAAAAACAAAGACGAAGAAAGCATAAGAGAGCTTATTGATAAACTATCTTTTGGAGAAATGAAAGAGTACATAAAAAGAAACGTTCCTACTTTGGTATACGGAGCTAGTACATCAACTGTTAAGTCTTTATCAGTTAGCGCAAATACTTCCGGTGATTTAGCTAACGTTTTAATGATAGAAGCATACGGTGGTTTGCAAAACGGTCAAGTCGATGGACAAAGCTATGATACTAGTTTTGAAGAAGTTGTAGTATTTCCTAATACAGTATCAGTAGGGATGTTAGGTATGCCTATGATAAGTAGAGGGACAACCCTTTTTATTGATTTTGGGACAAATACTAGTTTAGATGGTATATACACAGTTACATCAGTTTCTCATAACATTGGTCCTGGAGAGTTTTCGACAACATTGCAGCTATCTCCTACCGGTCAAGGTGCTGTTACATCCTTTAAAGATAAGTTAGCTAATGCTATAGCTTTAAATAATTCTCAATAATCATATTGTAAATTTTTACTATTTTGTAGTATATAAACTATATGACTTATGAAATTAAAAAAGATAAAAGATTCAATATTATTATTTCAGGTGAATATTCACCAACTGGAAATAAAATAAAAATAGACAATTCGTCAATTGACAATATTGATATTGAAAGTTTGAATAGAATTCGTATACTTTCTAATTTAGAAAAAATTAAAACAATTAAAGAATTCTATTCAAACTTTTTTATGTCGCTAAATTGTCAGACAGTTTTAGACTATAAAAGAATGTTAGGGTTCAAAAAAACAAAAGAGTATATTGACTATTTAAAAGAAGAAATTAATTCATCAGTTTGCATGATAACTAGTTATCATTATGAAATATTTCCTCTGAGAAAAAAATGTTACTTAGACTTAAATGACGTTTTATATGAAGGAAATATATTAGAAAAACCAATATATGACCACAGTGGTGTGACCGGTAGAACTAGTATTAAAAAAGGATTTAATTACCTCACACTAAAAAAAGAAAACAGAAAAAAACTAAAATCTACAAACAAAGAAAATATTTTAGTCGAAGTTGACTTTAAGTCTTGTGAACCGTTCTTTTATTTAAAGTCACAGGGGCATAAGATTAATCAGAATGATGTTTATTCATGGGTTTGTGATAATTATAATATTAAGATAAAAGATCGATCCAGGGTTAAGCGCGGGATATTAGCTTTAATATATGGAGCTAATGAGTATACAATTTCTAAATTAATGGGAGTAAAAGAATCTGTCGCTCTTGATATTAAAAAAGACTTAGGCGTACAGACTTAAATGATCGATTAGAAAAAGAGTTTATCGAAAATGGATATGTTTTAAATTACTACGGAAGACCAATAACAAGTAATAACAATTTAGTTAACTACTGGATTCAATCTTCAGCAGTTGATTTTTGCTCATTAGCTTTTTTACAGTTTTATAATCATCAAAATATTGCACCTAGTTTTTTTATCCACGACAGTATGACTTTTGAAACATCGTTAAAAAGATTTAATGATATCAAAAATATTGTATCTATAAAAGAAAAACATTCAAACATAGAAATACCAGTGGAATTTAATCTATTATAGTAATAATTACTATTATGAGAAAAATAAAAGAAATCAAAACCGGAGCTTTTCGTCCTAGTATAGACAGTATAGGTTTAGGTACACATAATAGAACAATGGGAAGGTCTAGTCCGTCCACCGGTGCAGACTCTTGGTTTAGTAGATATTCCCAGTCTCCGCCTAATATAGTTTTAGATGATGAAGAATACGAAGAAGATGAAGATATGATATTGGAAAATAGAGTATATAAAAACGGTAAATACTGTCTAATAGAAACTTTAAATAACTTATTAGAACAGCCTGACTATGTTACTCCTTATAGGATTATGGCCGATAAGATTAATCAAGCATCCCAAAAAAGAAAAGAAAATGTTAGAAATTTAGATAGTTTAGAAGACATGGTTGAAGATCCAATAGATGAAATGTCTGCCGGTGGCGTTGCAGGCGTTGCTGTTCCTTTAGGTCATACGAGTAAAGGAAAACCTGAGACTAAGTCACAAAGAAGAAAACGACAAAAGTACAATAGAGAAAAAAGCTATCCACTTGGTGAAAATTTCCACCAGGATATAATTAAAGAAGGCTGGCGCGAATTGCTTTCAACTATAACAGCAGGAAATATTGATCATAGAAAAAGGTTAGAAATAGAATACGAGTCGACATTGGATGATATAGCATTATATATTGACTCTAGTAATAAGCATATTAACATATACACCTATATACCAGTAGGTTTTAACGGAAGCTCCGCTGTAATTGATGTATATAACCCACCTAAGTTGGTAGGTTTTATTAAATCAAGATTGCTTTCTTCTAAATCGAATCCTTGTATACCGAAAACTTTTCACGTAAAAGTGTCAGCTGTTGCTAAAGATTTTCAAGGAAAAGGTATGGGTAAATTAATTTACAATATCTTAGCAACTGTTGCAAAAAGCAAAGGTGCAGGAATAACCTCAGATCATAATGTCTCGACCTCTCCATCCGCTACTAGGGTCTGGAATAGTATGGATAGGAACCCAAACTATACTAAAAGAGTTACGAAAGCAGGAAATGATAAATTTGATTATAACGGATCAACACCTTTTGATACAGAAGATGATTGCAAGAGACCTGGGATGGGTGAACCTGCTATTGATCATAGCCTAGAAATAATTGCTGGTATTGATGATCAAATGGAAGTCATGGAGAGAAGACATAAGAAATACACATCCGATGCAATAAGAATGAACGCATCAGCCATGAGAAGAAAATTAAAGCATTCCGGTTCTGATACCTTTGACGAAGTTTATTAATAAAAAATTAATTTTTTTAATAAATTTTCTCTTAACACAGTAATATATTAAAGTTCAATTAATCATTTAGATTTTGAATATTACAAGTTAGACATTAAAGGAGAAAATATGGCACTTGATTTTGACGCGATTAAACGCAAATTAGACAAACTTAGTGGTAATACTACCAGCAGAAATGTAATGTGGAAACCTGAAGAAGGGCAAGAATATAAGGTAAGACTTCTTTCTTTCCCTAACAACGACGGTCAACCATTTAAAGAGCTTATGTTCTATTATAACATTCCAGGACAAAGAGGCCTTCTGGCACCAAGTCAATTTGGTAAGCGTGACCCAGTTCAAGAACTTATTACAAAGCTTCGTGATGAAGGAACAAAAGAAAGCTATGAAATGGCAAAGAAATTGTATCCTAAAATGCGTGTATATGCTCCTGTCTTAGTTCGAGGAGAAGAAGGTGAAGGTGTTCGAATTTGGTCATTTGGAAAACTAGTATATCAGTCTTTATTATCTCTTATGATGGATGAAGATTATGGTGATATTACAGATCTTAAAACAGGAACTGATCTTAAAATTAAGTGCACCAAAGCACCTGGTCAGCAATGGGCAAAGACTGAAGTATTACCTGTTCGAAAGTCATCTGCACTCTCTAGTGACGCAAAACAAGCTAAACAATGGGTTGATGACATTCCTGATATCGATAGTATTTTTCAAATTAAGTCTTATGATGAGTTATCGAATATCATCAATGGATGGCTTAACGGTGATGAAGTCGAAACTGAAGGTTCAGAATGGGGAACAAAAGGTAGTTCTACATCAGATACTGACTCTAATAATGGAGAAAATTCAGATAGCTCATATTCGAGTTTAGATGATGCCTTTTCTGACTTAATGAGTTAAGTTATATCTAACAAAAATATTAAGTTTTATATTTTTAAGCCCGAATTTATTCGGGCTTTTTTTGTTTTATTGATATAATTACTACTAAAGACAAAATATTTGTAAAAAAGAGGTGTAATAATGGCAATGACAAACTATGCTTATGTTTTAGTTGAATCAAATAGGCAAAAATCAATACAGAGCAGAAGGTGGTTAAAACATAATCCAGGGTTAATACAAGAAAGCTATGATGCTATAACATTTGAATCGATTAATTTTGAAAATTTTTATAAAAGAAATAAGATCATTATTGATGAAGCACACAATCAAATATTAGAACACTACGGTTTTTCAAACAGTGATATTGAATATCTTAGAGAAAACTGGCTAAAAGACTTAGCTATTGATATTGGTATTGGTGCAGGTTCTATGATACCTGGTATCGGATCTGCAATTGCTACTGGTGGTGTTTTTTATTATCTTAATAGAGCATTAAACGCAAATCAAAGAGGAGAAATGTTTACAGCCTTTATGGAAGTATTTAGTGCAATCATGACCAGCGCATCAGTAGTTCCGGCTATAGGAACAGCTTTGACTGCTATTGGAAAAGGACTAATGGCACCTGTCAAAGGATTTCTAGGTCTATTTAAAGGTGGTGGAAAAATTGCAACTGCTTTTGCTAAGATATTTTCTTGGTTTGGAAAAGGAGCACCTGCAGCAGAAAAAGCAGTCGCTGAAGAAGCAGCAGTAGTTGTATCATCAGCTGCTAAAGAAGCATCAGCAATTGGGAAAGGCCTAGAAAAACTAGAAGGCCCGCTTGAAACCCTAGCAAAATCGCTTAAAGATACAAACTCAGTTTGGTATAAAATAGCAGATAAAATTCCAGGTGGAAAGAAAACACTTGAGTTATTAGCTAAAGGTGTAGAAAGTATTAGAAGTATTGGAAGCTTAATAACAAAACTAGGAAAAGCAGAAGGAGATGAAGCACTTGCAGCTGTTGCCGGGAGTATTGATGAAGTTGCTGAAGTAGGTGGAGCTATAGGTAATGAAGCACTTAAGGCGGAAGCAACAGCCTTAAAGGCAGAAAAAGCAGCTTTGCAGCGGGAATTATCAGCAACTGCAAAAGAGGCACGTGCAGCATCTAAGGCAGCAAAAACTAGTAGAGAAGCTGCTGCAGCAACCGATGCACTTGATGCAGCAGCCGATGCAGCTAGACTAGAATTAAGATCTGGGTTTAAAGAAGTTGAAAGAGCTATGAAAGCAGGAGAATATGTAGATCCTAAACTTGTCAATCAAATTTCCGATGCAACTTTGGCCAAAGCTGACGACATTGCAAGAGAAGCCGCTGAAGTACTGCCAGATGCATTTAAAAATATGAGTCCCGATGAAATAGCAAACGCATTTTTTAAGGATGGTTCCCAGATAAGCTCATTTAAATCTCAGCTTAAAAAAGCAGGAATGCTTTCTGATGACTTAGCAAGACTAACAGGGGATGAATTTGCAATAGAATTTGCAAAACAATTCAAAAACGGCCCAGTGGAAATTGCAGACATTGTAAAGACAGCATCTGGAGTAGTGTCTGTACACGTAAGAGGCGCTAATGGTGCAATATTAAAAGCAACCCCTATGAATATATTTAACATGTTTGGCCCAGAAGAAGGATTCAAAGCATGTATGAAAATATTTGAAGGAGGAATTGAGTCAGCAACAGCTGAAGCTCTAAGAGTTGCAACTAAAGAAATGACAGAAGCAGCAACAGAAGCAGCCGCAAAAAGAGGCGTTGCAACAAATATTGCTAAGAAAATAAAATTGATAAATTCACAACTTGACGATATCATTCCTAGGATAGTTACAGAAACAATGGAAGAAGTTGCTGAATCCGGTGCAAGAGAAGTAGGGGAAGAAGTTGCAGAAGAAGCTATAAAAAATACTCCGGGATTGCTTAAGGCAATGCTGAAAGGCGTTCAAAAAAGAGCATACGATCGTTTGGCTGTTTATTTAATTAAAGCTTTAGAAATGGATGATGTTGAAAAGAGACAGGCGACTTACGGAACAAGAGATGATGGAAGAATGACTAGTGACGAAAGAAGTGATGCTCAAGGATTAAATGAATATTTTGAAATGAGACAATTGAATAATTTAATTAGAGAGTCAAGAAGAAGATCTAGAATAATTAAGGGTCAAAAATTATCTAGATTGATCCATTAATTATTGAAAATATCGAACGTTTGATATATACTCTTAATAACAAGAAAGGAGTGTATATGACAAATAAAGATGATTTTACTTCACAATTAATTAAGTCTCTAAATAAGGACTATAAAACAAAAGTAGCTTATAATTTGGCTGAAGATGAAAGCCCAACGCAAGTAAAAAGATGGGTTAGCACAGGTTCTAAACTCTTAGATTATATTTGTGCAAATCAAGAAAACGGAGGGTTTCCTGAGGGTAGAATTGTTGAAATGTTTGGTCCACCGTCTATTGGTAAGTCACATATCGCAACACAGATTGCAAGAAGTACCCAAAAAATGGGTGGTATTGTTGTATATATTGATACAGAAAACGCAACGAGTATTGAGAATCTAGGAAATTTAGGTGTAGACGTGTCCCAAAGATTTGTATATGTAGATACACATTGCACTGAAGAAGTTCTAGATCTTGCAGAAAAAACTATTCTTAAAGCAAAAGCATTAGATAAAGATGTACCCGTTACGATCATTTGGGATAGTGTGGCAGCATCATCACCAAAAGCCGAGCTCTTAGGAGACTATGATAAAGAAAGTATTGGATTGCAAGCACGAGCAATTTCAAAAGGAATGAGAAAAATTACTGGCGTAATTGGACAAACAAATAGTTTACTAGTTTGTTTAAATCAAATTAGAACAAAAGTAGGAGTTATGTATGGAGATCCTGATACTACACCCGGAGGTAAGGCAATACCTTTTCACTCATCTATACGAATCAAATTGGGAGCAGGACAACAAATCAAAGAAGGCGACGATGTTATCGGTATTAATGTCTGGGCTAAGACAGTTAAAAATAAAGTTGCACCGCCATTTAGGAAAGTAGCATTTCAAATTCACTTTGGAAAAGGCATTGTTGAGCACGAGGAAACATTTGACTTGTTAAGAAAACACGGCATGGTAAACTGTGGTGATCGATCCTATCAGATATCTGGGACAGGTGGTTGGAAAAATATTGAAATGTTTGACGAAACTGGTACTTTGATTGAGTCCAAAAAGTTTAGAAAAACAGAATTTAATGAAATTATGACAGATAATTTTTGGGGCCCTGTTGTTGATATTATTTTAAAAGATGCGATGGTTAAAAAAATGGGAACTAGTGAAGGTGTAGAAATAGACTCTGACTCTTATGAAGAAATTAGATCACTTAATGATATGTTAGACTTTGAAGAGAGTGATATTTGATGGTTAAAGATAGAGTACTTATTTTTGATGCACTTAATGTTTTTATGAGACATTATATGGCGCATCCAGCAATGTCAGATAATGGTGAACAAATAGGTGGAATTGTGGGGTTTTATTATAATTTAGTTAATTTAATTGAAAAATGTAAACCAGAGTCTGTCATTGTTGTATGGGAGGGCGGAGGATCAAAAAGAAAGCGAGACATATATCCAGACTACAAAAAAGGTAGTAGACCTGCAAAAATGAATAGGTACTACGATAATGATGAAATACCTGACAGCATTGCAAATAGAAATTTTCAAATCAAAAATCTAGTAGGAATATTATCTAATCTACCAATTTGTCAAGTCTATATTGAAGATGCAGAAGCCGATGATGCGATAGGTTATATTTGCAAGTACAAACTATCAAACAAAAATAAAGTAATAGTCTCCGGAGACCATGATTTCTATCAACTAGTCGACGATAATTGTATTATCTATTCTCCTAACTCTAAGTCTTTTGTCGATAAAAAGACCGTAATTAAAAAATACGGAATACATCCGAACAACTTTTGCCTTGCCAAATCAATGGTAGGCGATAAATCAGATAATATACCAGGGGTACCCGGTCTAGGATTTAAAACGCTAGCTAAAGAGTACGGATCGATACTTTTAAAGGAAGATTTTGATAATAACACTTTACAACTATTCATTGATAACGACGTTAAACACAGTGATAATCCAAAGAAAAAGCTATATAAAACCATTAAAGACAGTGAAAAGTTAATAGAACGTAATGTGAAGTTGGTCAGATTGGATGTAGATAACCTAGTACATATGCAAACTAAAAGAATTGATGAAAGTATTGAAAATTTTAAGCCGACATGGAATAATATAAACGCAATTAAATACCTTAAAGAGAATAATATAAAAAATATAGACATACTACAACATGGCTATTTATTTAAAACTTTAACCCAAGGAAAAATAATATAATGAATGCAATGGCAAACAATAACTACTTTTCTAAATACGGCAAAGATTTTCAAGAAAAGATTTTTCAAGCGCTACTAGATGATCATATGTGGGCTGCACAGATGATGGAGGTAATGAAGTTTGATTATTTCGAATTAAAATATCTTCAATTTTTATGTGATAGATTTTTTGGTTTCCACGAAAAGTATAGAAACTTTCCAACTATGCAACTGTTAGTATCTATGATCAAAGATGATTTATCATCAGGCGATGATATCATCTTAAGAGAACAAGTAATTGAGTATCTTACACGTATTAAGTCTAATCCAAACTTTGGTGATCTTAAGTTTGTCAAAGATAAAACACTAGACTTTTGTAAAAAACAAGCACTACAACAAGCACTTGAAGAAAGCGTAAAAGCAATTAAATCAGAAAATTATGAGTCAGTACTCAGCATTATGAAAGATGCTGTCTTTAAAGGTAATTCTTCAACAATTGGACACGACTTTTTTGAAGATCATGAATCAAGATTTACACTTGTAGATCGTGCAACATGCCCAACAGGTATCACCCATCTAGATAAAAAAGATGTGCTTAATGGCGGTTTAGGTAGAGGAGAAATTGGAGTTGTAGTTGCTAATACTGGGGTTGGAAAATCTCACTACTTAGTATCTATGGGTGCTGAAGCACTTCGAAGAGGTAAGAATGTTGTGCATTATACGTTTGAGTTAACAGAGACAGCAGTAGGAATTAGATATGATTCAAACTTATGCAATATACCGTCTTCAAACGTCTATGAAAATAAAGAAAAAATACTCAAAACTTATTCAGAAAGCGACTTTGGTCGCTTAATAATTAAGCAATACCCAACAGGGGCTGCGAGCATTGTTACAATTAGAAATCACTTGGAAAAATTATCAATGAAAGATTTTAAACCGAGTTTAATTGTAATAGACTATGCAGATATTATGCGATCTACTCGTACTTATGACTCACTTAGACACGAACTAAAATTAGTCTATGAGGAACTTAGAAACTTGGCAATGGAAATGAACATACCTATCTGGACAGCATCTCAAGCAAACAGAGATTCAGCTAAGTCTGAAGTTGTTGGACTGGAAAATATGTCTGAAGCTTACGGAAAAGCTATGGTTGCTGACGTCGTTGTCTCCCTTTCTAGGAAGCCTATGGAAAAATCAACAGGTGCAGGTCGACTCTTTGTGGCAAAAAATAGAGCAGGGCGCGACGGTCTTATGTTTCCTATTCGCATCGATACAGCTAGATCTAAAATAGAAGTTTTAGAAGATGTGGGCGAAATGTCTATTACAGATGCTATCGAGGCTAGTAATGCTGGGACCAAAAATATGCTAAAATCAAAGTGGAAAGAAATTACAGGAAAATAAACAAGGAGTAAGAATGTATACACACGAGCAAGTATTTCAAGCTAGTCTTGAGTACTTTAAAGGGGATGAGCTAGCAGCGAGCGTCTTTACAAATAAATACGCTTTACAAGATGAAAAAGGAAATTATAAAGAATCAACACCAGACGATATGCATAGAAGGCTGGCTAGAGAATTTGCGAGGATTGAGAGAAAGTATCCTAACAATATGGTTCTTGAAGAAATTTATCAACTATTAAAAGACTTTAAATATGTGGTGCCACAAGGCTCACCAATGAGTGGTATTGGAAATGAAGCAAAAATTCAATCTTTATCGAACTGCTTTGTCATTGAATCCCCTGCCGATTCTTATGGGGGAATTCTTAAGACGGACCAAGAACAAGTTCAAATCATGAAGCGCAGGGGTGGCGTTGGTTTTGATGTGTCAAAAATTAGACCAAAAGGTATGTACACATCTAACGCAGCAAAAACAACAGACGGAATTGAAGTATTCTTAGATCGTTTCTCTAATTCATGCCGAGAAGTTGCGCAAGGCGGACGACGTGGTGCGTTAATGTTGTCAATTTCTGTTCATCATCCTCAAGTGATGGATTTTATTAAAATTAAGCGAGACTTGACACGTGTGACAGGTGCAAATATCTCAGTTCGTGTAACAGATGAGTTTATGAAAGCTGTTAAATCTGGAACGGAGTATGTCCAACGTTGGCCAGTAGACTCTCAAACCCCAGAGGTTCATGATCACGTCGACGCAAAAGAAGTTTGGGATGCACTAATTGAAGGTGCACATGCTTCTGCTGAACCCGGGGTTTTATTTTGGGATACAGCTACACGAATGACTCCATCTGATGTATATACAGCTGATGGTTTTGGTTCTGTTTCTACAAACCCGTGCGGCGAGATTATCTTATCACCTTACGACTCATGCCGTCTAATGCTGGTTAACCTTACTTCTTTTATTAAAAACCCGTGGACAGAAAAAGCAGAGTTTGATTATGGTCTTTTTAGAGATGTATCAAGAAAAGCACAGCGTTTAATGGATGATATGATTGATTTAGAAATTGAGCAAATTGAAAAAATCCTTGCTAAGATTGATTCTGATCCAGAAGAAGAGTCTGTAAAAGTAGCAGAAAGAAACTTATGGCAAACAATTAAAAAAGTCGCTATTGATGGTAGAAGAACTGGTTTAGGAATTACCGGCTTAGGTGATGCTCTTGCAATGTTAGGTCAAACTTATGGATCTGATGAAAGCATTAAGACGACAGAAGAAATTTATAAATGGTTGTCATTAGCATCTTACGAAGAGTCAATTCAGCTAGCCAAAGAACGTGGAAGCTTTCCTATCTGGAGCGAAGAAAAAGAGAAAGGGCACCCATTCCTTGACAGAGTCATTTCAGAACTTACTCCTGAAGTTCAAGCTGACTATAAAAAATATGGTCGTCGCAATATTGCAAATACAACAACTGCTCCTGCTGGATCCGTTTCTTGCTTGACACAAACAACAAGTGGTATCGAGCCTGCATTTATGCTATATTATAAGCGTCGCAAGAAAGTTCAAGCTGACGAAGAAGTTATGTTTGTTGATGATTTAGGTGATGAGTGGACAGAGTTCCTTGTGTATCATCACGGCTTTAAGGAATGGCTAGATTCTCAAGTCGGCCGTGCGTGGGTCGAACCAGAGCATGCTGTTGCGGAGAGTCCTTATGCTGGTGCAACTGCAAATGAAATTAATTGGCGTGCAAAAGTAGAACTCCAGTCAGTTGCACAAAAGTGGATCTGCCATGCTATCTCGAATACTACGAACTTGCCAAATGATATCGATGTAGAAACTGTGAAAGACATCTATATGATGGGCTGGGAACTAGGATGTAAGGGTGTGACTGTATACCGTGACGGTTCTCGTTCAGGTGTTCTCGTATCTACTGATGAAAAGAAGACAGAGGCAGGTATTGTCGAAAGAGACGCGCCAAAAAGACCTGAAGAGCTGGAATGCGATATCTACCATACCTCAGTAAAAGGCCAAAAATGGGTTGTTCTTATTGGCCTACTTGACGGTAAGCCGTATGAGGTCATTGGAGGCTCTGCGGATCAAATAGAGATCCCTTCTAGATTTAGAAATGGTAAACTATATAAACGAGTCTTCAAGACAAAGAACAGTAAATACGACCTTACCATTGGTGAAGATGACAACAAGCTTGTCGTAAAAGATGTAGTATCAGTATTTGATAATCCTAATCATGCTGGCTATACAAGAGTTATTTCAACATCTCTTCGTCATGGCGTGCCAGTTCAGTATCTTGTAGAACAAATGCAAAAAGATAAAGAAATGGACATGTTTAGTTTTAGCAAGGTTATTTCACGTTGTCTTAAAAACTATATTATTGACGGAACTGAAGTCGGAAAAACATGCTCTGAGTGCGGAACTGAAGGGAGTCTAGTATATCAGGAGGGTTGTGTAACGTGCAAAAGTTGTGGAAGTGGAAAATGTGGTTAAAATGTCCATGTTGCGAATGTGATTCTTGCGATTGTCATAAATAAAATTAATTAAAACTTTTAAGACATATATAGATAATTAATTAATAATTAATATTTGTATGATAGGAGAAAATTATAATGAAAATAACAAAAAAGCAACTAAATGCTCTAATTGAAAGTTTTTTATTGAATGAGGATAGCGAGGTTGATTACGAATCTGAAGTGGGCGAAGAAGAAAATGAAACATCCGACAAAAAATCTTCTAGAGGCTACACTAAAGTTAAATATGCATCTCCATACTTAGGTAATACACTTTCTGAATTCCAGAACTGGGCGAGTAAAAATGGAATGCCTGGAGAGTTTATGAATTATCTAGATCATCTAGAAAATATTACAAATCGATCGAAAGAGCTTGGTAACTTAACAGACTTAACAAGCGCCGGAGGTGTCGGTGCAATAGGCGGACAATTGTCAACTGAACAGGGAAGAAAAGCTTATCAACAGGAACAAACTGACGGTATAGCACTTTTTAGAAAATTTATGACTAATGCAAATGGGCCATATACGCAACAAGCATTTAGTGCCATTACCGACAAAGCCAAATCAATTATTGAATATATTTATTCTAACGGAGGTGCACCAGTCGGACCGGGAACTGAATGGTCACCATCTGCACTTATTGACAAAGTTAGAGGTTCACTCGCGTCAGTGTTTGGTGACACATCCCCTAGGTTTATGTGCTCTGACTCCGGTGCCATGATTGCATTAGTTCCAATGACTGTTGACTATCAAAAAAATAAGTATGTACCTGCTTTAGAGAAAGATATGCCTCACCCTGTCGACGTCGAGCTTAAAAAGATCAGGTCTACATTATCTAAGCCACCAGGATATCAGTCTGATATTGATATTAAAATACCTGGTAGCGATAATTATCTTGAGCCGGCATATATCGTTCCTATTCGATCTATAAACGACATAGCTACAAGCCTATCTCTTGTGGATAAATTTAATGAAAAAAATCAACTTACTAAAAGTGATATCGATCAACAAATTAGAGATAGAGGTCAAGACTTAGTAACAGTTGTAATTGCATTCACGAAGGTATAGCTTAAGCCTAACTATAGTAATAGTAGTTACAAAACTTAAAAGAGCAATGTACATTGCTCTTTTTTTTTGTTATAATAAACTATAATTAAAATTGATAAATAAAAGGAGAATCAATGCTTTGGAAATATAATACGTCACCCCTCATTAAAGAGTACGAACTTCACATGCAACCCGTTATTGTAACAGTCAATAAGTTTGATGAAGAGTCTGCAAAAGAGTTTCGAAACAAAGTAGCATTAGCTCACAACACTGGCCAAAAAATCATTCCAGTTGTTATTGACTCTTACGGAGGACAAGTATATTCCCTAATGTCAATGATATCGACAATCAAAGGGTCAGAGTTGCCTATCGCAACAATCGTCCAAGGTAAGGCTATGAGCTGTGGTGCTATTCTTTTCTCATTTGGAAAGGAAGGATATCGTTTCATTGATAGAAATGCAACAGTTATGATTCATGATGTTTCTTCAGGACAACTAGGCAAAGTTGATGAAGTTGTTGCATCAGCGAAAGAAACTGAAAGATTAAATGAAATTGTTTATAAAATGATGGCGCAGAATTGTGGTAAAAAAGACGATTACTTTTTAAAACTAGTAGACAAGAAAAAACACGCTGACTGGTTTTTGGATGCTGAAGAATGTATAAAACATGATCTGGCAAATCATATTAGAATACCAAAAATTAACGTCAATGTGGATGTTAACATTGATTTTGAATAGTTATCATTATTAACAGTGGGAGAGTCGAATGGTAAATGAGTTAGCCCAGTATATTGGATGTACTAAAGCACTAGCGACATGGGTGCATGCTGCACATCACGTTGCAAAAGGAAAAGGATTTATTGGTGATCATGAAAGTCTTTATGGAAAAATGTATGAGGAAATAATCGATGACTTTGATAAGCTAATCGAAAAATCTATTGTTATTACAGACTCAGAAGAGATAGCATGTCCTGTTACAATTACGAAAAATTCATTGCCGTTTGTGTCTAAATTTCAGTCACCTGCAAATCTAGATTCTGACATAATTGCTGTAACTGCATTAGACTTTATGCGTCACCATGTTGATCATTTAACCTCAGTGTATCACATACTAGATAGAGCCGGTGCACTAACGCTTGGTATGGACGATTATTTGGCTGCTGCAGCAAATCAATATGAAGAATATATATATCTGCTAGGACAACGTGTTAAGAGCGGGAGGGCATATTAATGGATAAGGTTTTTTATAATGAAAGTTCTGCAGCGAATCTAGGTTGGAAACCAGACTGGTTCAGTTGCACTGATTTTGACGATGATTTGGTAGAAGCAATTTCAGCATGGCAAAAGAAAAATGGTCTCAAACCAGATGGTTTATGTGGTCCAGGAACTTTTAGAAGAATTTACACAGAAAGACAAAGCGAAATTGACGATTATATACCTGATCTGATTCCGGACAAAGACGAATCCTTTATTGTACACCAAGGAAATTTTTTTCCTATTGACTGGCCAAAAGTTGTGCTTTGGTCAGAAGAAAAAGGTTATAAAGCACGCAATGGTTTTACTTCTTATTTCGAACCTCGTGATATTAAAATGTTTGTTAATCATTGGGATGTATGCTTAAACAGTAAGACATGTTATAAAGTTTTAGCAAAAAGAGGATTAGCCGTTCATTTTCTTATTGATAATGATGGAACAATTTATCAGTTATTAGATATGAATCATGCTGCTTATCATGCAGGAAGCAAGAAACACAATCATAGTTCAATCGGTGTCGAGATATCAAATGCATATGACCCCAAATATCAAAGCTGGTATCAGAAAAACGGCTATGGTGAAAGACCAATACTCACAGAAGAGACTGTCCATGGCAAAAGCTTAGGTGATTTTACAGGTTTTTATGATGTACAACTTAATGCGCTTAAAGCGCTTTGGAAGGCTGTTCACGAAGCAACAGGAATTCCTCTTAAGTGTCCTACCGATAAAGAGGGCAACACACTTAAAAAAGTATCAACATCAGCTGCAGCAAACAATTTCAAAGGTTTTGTTAGTCATTATCACTTGACAAATAGAAAAATTGATTGTGCAGGCTTAGATATAAATGCAATGCTAAAAGATATTAAATAAAATATTTTTACACTTTTAATGGCAATTATATAATTAATTGTTATTAGGATTACTTCTGTATTCCAAGTTTAGTTTAGTTTAGTTTTTGTTTGAGTATAGTTAATGACTGCGATAAGAGTAAATGAGTCGTCGGGATCCATTGGGTCTCTACAAATTGCTGATGGATATGGAGGGTTTTTATCCGGAAGTATCATTGCAGGTTCAAATGTAACTGTACAAGATGACGGAAGCGGAAACTTTACTATAGCTAGTACCGGAGGCGGTGGAAGTATAACAGTTAACTCAGGTTCTGTTAATGTTTCCACCGTTTCTACTATTGCAGCATCAGACGGGTTTATCGTTAATGATGAAGGTAGCGGAAGGGCAGCCTTAACAGCATCAATCGGTGTATCTGAAGACGGAACATATACAGACGGTTTATTTAAAGACTTTACACCACAAACACGGTTAGGAGTCGCAATCGATCGGTTTAATGAGATTCTTTCTCTTTTAGCACCTGCTCCAGCACCCGACCTAGACGATATAGATGTAGATGTTGACGGAACTGATGTTGAATTATCATTTGGCGCTTCTAATGACTTAGAAGGAGAAGTTACACCTTATTTTAGCGTAGGTACTGCTGCCGGTTTTTCTGCACTCGATGTTAACGATACATACTCGACAGCAGTTAGCGGAAACAATCTAAGGGCATCAGTTTTTACAGGCACAACGCCAATAGTAGGCGATTTAAACGAAGATGTAATACAAGATCCGTCCGGGACAGGCAATAACTATCCAAACAAATCTTTTGGGAATGCTGATCAAGGAACACTAAAATTAGAAATAAATGGATCTGTAATTCATACAGTCGATTTAACTAGTTTCACAGGCACAGGTAACCCAGGTAGCGGCACCGGTATCACGAATTCATCCGGATCCTGTTTTACAAACTTTTCAATCGCTGGTCCTGGAACATTAGATAATGGAACTGAATTTCCTAACTTTAAGCACAGGACAGGAAAGTTTAAAGTAATTACATCTGATCAACGTCAAGGTTGGAACTATGCTAGAGTCTTGCACGAATACGGAACTACAAATCTAACAACAAACTATGTTGAGTGGGTCAACGATTCGAATGCAGACGCATTGACTGCAACAGGAAATGAAATTGACTTTACAGGCACAGGAACTGTCCACCTATCAGGCGTCGAGTATTTTACAGGTGGGTCAGTTGAATATCGCGTAAGAGGTAACAATGTTTATAGAAATGTTTACGATACTAACAATATAACATTTACTACTTCTAATGCAGGATCATTAAGTAGCGGTGTATCATTTTCTATATCAGGTCAGTCTAAACCTACTATCGATACAGTCTCAGGTGAAGATCATACAAAAGTATTACATTTAACCGGTTCAGGTAATGTTACAGCAAATTACATGATTAACGGTTCTGTAACAGCCGGCGTTAATATTACGCATCCTTTAAAATCAAATCTTTCAAATGCCGGCCAGACAACTGCGTCTGGGATTCTTGCTTATAATTTGTCGAATAATTCTACAAATTTAGTTGAAACTTTTAGAAGAGAAAATTTTAGAATCGTATCCGGTTCATATAATAACCAGGCGTCACTAACAGACTCAGGAAATGTTTGGGACAGCACTGTCCATATGACAGCATCTAATGGTGCACACACAAATGGCCTACAATTTTATAATCAAAGATTATATTCACCAACAAACACACTTAACTCTGGTGATTTTAGAGATACTGACGATGGTGGTTCATTAGATAATGCACCCAGAGAAAACCCTGATTATTCTGGAGAATCTGGCCAACGAACTTTTTATAGATGGTTTAGAAATGAAACAGGCACCACGCAATATGATTTCACAATTAATATTCAAGGAAGCGGTACAACCATAGTTCCAGCTGCAACAGGATTAGATAGTGGCAAAATAAGAGTTTTTGTTAAGTTTCCAAATAACGGAAGTAGAGAAACTGGTTGGCTAGATTTGGCAAATGAATTTGTTTTAGACAACTATAATGACAATGACGGAGCACATACAGCAAACGGATCTCTTTCTTTTGACAACACACTAAATGCATTAAATTACGTAACCTTAGGGACAGTCGGTGTATTAGATGATGAATATATAGGATTACGAATTGAAGCTGATTCTAGTTGGACAGGTTATATTAGCCAAATAACTGTATCTTTCGGAGCGGGAACAGGTACAATAACACCCATTCCAGATTTAGATGACATTGACTGTAGTAACTCAGGAACAACAGCTTTGTTATCATTTGGTGCTACAAAATCTATAACAGGATATGAAAATGTGGGCACAACTGCTGGGTTTAGCGCTGTAGGTTTAAATGGCTTATATAATCAAACGTCAAGTGGCAATAATTTAAGAAGAGCAGTTTTTGACAAAACAACTACTATAGAGGGTGTCTTGAACCAAGACGTGAGCTTTGTTTCTCCTGACTACGTAGCAAATTCTTTTTCGGATGCCAATAGTGGATCTTTGGTTTTAGAAGTAAATGGAAGTGATTTACACTCAGTCGATTTAACCGGGGCATATAATAATGTAGGTTCTGGTGAGCCGGGTATTAATGATGGCACCGGTGGAACATCTTTTACGGGTAATAGCGGGTTTTGGGACTTAAGTGTTTGGCGTCCTGCTGAATATGACAACGATGTTCCTTATTACTTAGAAATACAAAGAACAGGTAAATACAGAGTTCATACAGACGATCAAAGGGACGGTTGGAATTATGCCAAGGTTAAACATATTGGTAGCTGGGGAACAAGAACTACCAACTATGTTGAATGGGTAAACGATAGTGAAAGCCAAAATAACAATATTACAGATGCAGGAACTGGGATAACGCAATTTGGCGATGATGATATATTCCATTTGAGCGGTGTAAAATATTTTGTCAATCCGACAGGCAGTATCGAAACACGAATTAGCAATATCTATAAAAATGTCTATTCAAACGCTAGTGACGCAATATCTTTAACATCTTTGACAAATGCAAATGCAATATCAATTGTTCAAAGAGGCAGTGGTTTAACTTCGGACAGGACAGAAAATGACGGTTTTGCTCCACTACAATCGTTAAATACAAATTCAGATTCTCAAAATGAAGTAACTCACATAACTGCATCAATACAGTTTAGTCAATCAACTTCTTTAAGCGGAGCTTTTACTTCTGACACCGGTTCACAACTTTTAAATTGTGGTGGATCATTAACTTTTAAGCATCCGCTTAAAAATGATCTTACAACGTCTACACAGACTGCAACTAATCTTTTGGTATACTCAGCAAGTGACAACTCTACTCACAACAACGAGTATTTTAATGGAGAGCAGTATAGAATACAAAGTGGTAGTTACACAACACAAGGCAGTATTACCAACGTTAGTAACGAATGGGATTCAACAACATCAATTAATGACGCAGCAGAAACAGGATTTGTTAAAGGGTTGATGGTTTACGATGGTATATTAATATCGCCTATAAAGGGCGGTAATTCTGGCGACTTTACCAATCACGTTGAAGGCGGGGTTTTTGAAGGCCCAGACAATAATGTCGATTATAGTAGCTTGACAGAAACTAATAGAGAATATTTTAGATACTTTGAAAATACATCTAATAATGATCTTGCAAGATTTGGTATAACATTATATGGAGATGCAACTATTGTTTCCGGGTCTCATACAAAAGGTGCAGATAAAAATTGTACAATTGAATTAAAGTGCCCGGGAAAAAATCAATTTGTTGACTTAGCTAAACCCTTTTCAGTAGGGGCTGGTTCTTCTAATGAAGGTGACGGTTGTTTGTCAGGAACACTTGATGCAGCAATCGATGGAAGCGGTGCAGCAAATGAAGTTAACTTTGGTATTTATAATGTACAAGGTCAATCATCAGGAGCTGAGTCTATTGTTTTAAGGGTTACTAGTCACAAAGATTGGACGGGTTATATTAGTCAGATTAATATCAGATGGAGTGTTCCCTAATGGCATTAAAGACTAACGAAACAGCAACACTTTTTTCTCAAAAGAAATTACTGGGTAAAGCACACACATCTAACTTAAACTTAGATGTAAACGAGTCTATTGGGTCAACAATACAATCCTCAGCTGGTTTATTGTTTGGTGAAGCTATTCCAACAAATCCAAGTTTAACCTTAAATACAGTTCAAAGTAATACTGTTGAATATGTAGAATTTGTCTTAGAAACGATTGCAGGTTCAACTTACGATGCAAATGATCAAGGAGGTGGCGCAGGTAGTGACAGTGGTGAGTCTTCACAAGTGTCAGGTCCGCACGCTTATGCTTTTAAATTTAAATCAGATTACGAAACTGATACTGATAATTCAAGAGCTAATGATGGAAACTTTGACAATGATAAAATTGTACATGAAACGTTAGGGAAAGTTCAGCTAATACCACCCTTTTATTCAAGAGAGTTAGTTAATCCGTATATCATTAAAATTTATAAAGACGATGGCGCAGGTGGTATTGGGGACGAAATACCCCTATTAGATGATATTGACTGGCAAGTTGATACATACAACGGTGTACTTTTCGTTCAAGATTATAATGCTTCAAAAATACCTGCTTTTGCTCGAGCATTTATTTATGTTGGTAAGATGCTTGACGAAGTTGTCTCTGATGCTGCAGCTTCAGGAGGTTCAGGTGGATCCGGCGGAGGTAGCAGAGAAAAAAGAGATTACGAAATATCATCAACAATCAGCTCTGGTTCAGCATTTACAGCAACAGATTCGAGCTTTACTGATTCCGAAAACGACATAACGCTAATTGATGTTTTTTATAACGGTCAATTAATGCTGTCAGGAACTAACTCTGAAGTAGGTGCTTTAGACGCAGACTATTTCACACTATCAACAAACCAGATAAAGTTTGGATTTGACCTATTGCCAGACGATACAGTTAGCGTGATAACATATTCATCAGGTAGCGCATCGTCGGGAGGAGACGCAGACACAGGAGCTGAATATCTAGTTTTAAGTGCAACCGGTTCTTTAAGTAATGAAAGAGTTCTGACAGCTGGAACCGGTTTACAGTCAACAGATGCTGGAGCCGGCGGCGCCTTTACAATAAAAGTTGAAAAAGAAATGGTGTTTAACGAAAAACTAGGCGGCACAGTTGACGGAACTAATACACTATTTACACTCGCTAATACACCTTTTGCAACTAATGAGATAAGTATATTTGTGAATGGTCAACTCCAGACGCCACCTGATTTAACAACTTGGCAAGACTATTCAGTAACCGGTTCTAACGTCTATTTTACAACCGGATCAACTCCAGAAATAGGATCTCTAATTTTAGCAATGTATAATAAGGTGGTGTCATGAATAATAATTATATAACTAGTGATATTGCTATTGCTTCGTATCTTATGATGAAAGGGATGCAATTAGTTGATGCCAGAAAAGAAAGAAATGGAAGATTTCGTTTTGAATTTGCAGACCCACAAGGTTTAGCTCAAAAATATGTCGTAGAATATGTTAATTCAGAATCTGCAAAATTTGACGCACATATGAAAAATCTCAAAAATATTATTTTTAAAAATTGATAACTTAAGATAATTTCTCGCATATATATTAATAGATTTAAAAAATCAAAATTAGAAGTTGAGTTTGGGTTATAAGAAATAGAAGTATATTAACAATAACACAAGGAGATATATATGGCTTCAAAAACACAATTAAGACTGGGTCAAATTACTGGCTCATTTGACAATGTTGAAGGCGGCATTGTAGATAACAGGGCAGCTCAAGCAGGTGCAGCAAATATTAATGCATTGACATTAAGTTCAGGCTCTCTAGTAGGCGTTTTTTCAGAACTTGCTTCTGCTGTTAAAAGAGTTCACGGTGGTGATACTTTTGCCGGTGCTCTTGCTGGTGAGTTTTTGCAAGGAATTACAGTAGCAGATGCAGGTGGTTTAACAATTGGTGCCGGTGGAAATGAATTCAGTATTACTGAGTCTAGTGATGACGTTACTCTTAAAACTTTAATATCTGACAAGGATATGATTTTTAATGTGAACGACGACGGAACTGACACAGAGGTATTTAGGTTAGACGGAGACGTATCAGCGCTTAAGATGGCGTCTGGAAAGCAAATCCAATTCGGTGACGCTGGAGAAAACATTAGTGGTGATGGTACTGATCTTGCAGTTAATTCGAGCAATAACATCGATATTGTTGCGGCTAATCTTTTGACAATTGATGCACAAGGTACTGATTCTGGAGACGGTGTAAAAATTACATTAGGGTCAGATACAGCTGATACAGTATTTAAAGTGGTTAACAACAGTGATTCAGACGCTTTTACTATTAATGGTGCAAAGAATGCTACTGTCGGCGGTAATTTAACAGTTACGGGTGATTTAACTGTAAATGGTACAACCACAACTATTAATACTGACAGCTTGGTTGTTGAAGATGCAGTTATTGCTTTAGCATCAGGATCAGCAGCAACTGCAGACGTTAACTCAGCTTTGGTTTTCCAAAGAGCAACTGCAGATTTAGGTGGCAACACTGATATGCAAAACGGTGCATTGATGTTCTTGCAAGGAACAGGGTTTAAATTAGGCTATACAAATGACAACGCTGAAACTGCACAAGGTTCCCTTGCAATTGCTAATGATGATTTAGCATCAGTTTGGGTTGACAGGTTAAATATTGCCGGAGACACTCACTATTTTAATGTAGCTGGTAGTACACTTTCAGCAATCGCCAATTCAGAATTTGAAGTTCAATCAGGCGGTGATATCGTTCTTGATGCAGACAGTGCAAAAGTTATTTTGAAAGATGCTGGAACTGAAATAGGTAGGTTAACGCATGACTCAGGAAACGCTACGTTTATTCTTTCATCGTCGGGTACCGACAGCATTTCTTTAGAATCTAGATCAGGTGAGGTATTCTTTAACGACCAAGATTTAACTGTAACAGCCGGTCTTAACGTTCAAACTGCTAATCAAATTAAATTCGGTCACGTGTCAGGCGGTTCGCATACCGTAGGCTTCTTAAATCTTAAAGATAATGCAGTCTCAATACTTTCCGCTTCAAGTGGTTTACAAATTGATGCAGGTGCAGATGCAGCGAATTTACAGTTGAAATCAGACAATGCTAACACATTTGCTTTTAAGGCGCCTGGTGCATTAGGCGGTAGCTATACAGTTCAAATGCCTGGAAATGGTAATATCGCAATAGGTAAAGTTCTTAAAGTAAACAATAACATAGGCGGTGGAGAATGGGGATTAGACTGGGCATCTGAGACAGCTGCATCTTATGAGAAAGCTGCAAAAATTATCACTGGTGGGACTGTAAATGCTGGGACAGGTGTCGACATGTCATCAGTTAATCATGGGACTGCTCCTGCTTCATTACAAGTTGCTTATGCTAATGCTGACGTTTTTGTTAACGGTCAGTTATTGCTTTCAGGAACTGAAGCTAATAGATCTGGTGGTAATGTAGACTATACTGTATCTGGTGGACAAGAATTGACATTCGCTTTTAATCTTGAAGATGACGATATCATATCAGTGTTTGTAAGAGGCTAATTTTTTAGTTATTCTTAATACGAAGAAGGGGTATTTACTATCCCTTCTTTTTTTTTATAATAATTAGAGTTAAAGGAGACAACAATGAAAAAAGAAATTTTTAAAGATTTAATCAAACCGAAGCTGGTAGATCAAACAATTTATCAGCTATCACAAGTCAAAGGATTTGTCGACGTGTCTTTACGTGAGGTTGCTACTAAAAATTTTGAAAGTGATGAAGCAAAAATTAAATATTTACTTGATACACTTTATAGCGTTCGTGATTTTGTCATGGCTCAAACAACAGACAACTCCATGCGTCAAACACTTATCAAACAATTTGAATTAATTGAAAAAGAAGTAGAAACGGGAAACGATTTAAAAGAGCAAAAAGAAAGTCGATCAAAGACGCTAGACGAACTATTGGCGTCAGACCCGTCAAATTAAGAGACAGGAGAAATAATTGAAAGTTTTGCAAACTGCTAATTTAGGAAAAGGATATGCTGATAGAACATCTGATATTAGGTATTCTATTTATGATACATTAGGTTCGGAGACAACATCTGCAACTAACTCGGGTATTTATCAGTTGGGAACGAGCACCGGATTGTATGGTGTAGAGTTAAATCTCAATAATCGCTTTAGTGGGTCAATTGTTTGGTCAGTTGATGGTAATACAAATGTATACGCAACAGAAGAGATAAAAATGGATCAAAAAATGGCACGATTTATTCATACCGGCAGATGGATTATCGATGAAAATACAAATCAAATGGTATTCTATGAAGATGATAATGTGACAGAGATCGCCAGATATGATCTTAAAGATCGCGACGGTAATGCATCAATAACCGAAATATTTGAAAGATCTAGGATTAGTTAGTGGCATTAATTCAACGTCCCGGAGGTTTACTAGTAACAAGAGGATTAGGAGGACCGACCACGCAGATTATCGCGAGAGGATTCCTACCTATACTGGTAGATGAGATAGTTGAAGTTGCTCGCGGAGCACGTGTATTAGGTAGTAGATCTAAGCAAAAAATAGAAGATCTGATAGACGAGTTAAAAATCACCGCAGCTTTAATTGCAATTAATGGAAAAGACCTTGTCAAACCGATAATTAATACTATAAACAGAACTTACGAGGATAAACCTGCACCAAAAATTGAGGTTACTCCTACTAAATTATCCGTAAGACAACCTGATATAAAAGTATCAGTTAAGAAAGTGAGGAATAAAAATGTCGACGATTGATCTAATGATTGATGAGGAAAATGAATTAACATTTCAAGTACACATTGAAGGTACTAGACCGGGATCAGCAAAATGTCGGCTTATGCTCGAGTCAAAAGATATGGCATTGGCGTTTGAAGGTCAGTCAACAGGAGATGAAGTGACAGTTGTTTTACCTCCATTAGATCACGTAATCAAGGAAGGAATGTACGATATGACTTTAGAAGTCGTCGTCGATGATCGATTTTTTGAGCCTCTTAAATTGCAAGGTGCATTTGAAAAGAGGCTCAAGGTGACAGCAGAGGCAGTCACTGTTCGAACAAAGCCAAAAGTGAAAACATCAGCTTCACTTGTTGAAGTTAAAAAGAGTAACAAACCTGCACAAGTAAGCGTTTCAAATAGCACCAGTCAAAAACAAAAAAGAAAAAATATTCAAGAAACAAAAACATATACTGATAAAGATATCATGGATTTAATAAAATCGTTATCTAAAAGAGGAAAAAGATGATTTTTATCTTGTTTTATTTAGCAATTGCATTTTCAATTTACTACAGTCTTAAAACACATCTAAGCACGATTGAACTTCTTTATGCAAAATTAGATGTTAAATCTAGGCAAAGACTAGACAATAGACGCTTCAAAGTAAACAAAAAATTAAAATGGGTTTTGTTATGGCCTGTTCTATTAGCACAAGAAATATATGCAGAGTATAAAAAGAAAAAACAAGATTAAACTATTAGAATATAAGCTAGCTTTTGAAGAGGCTGTACAAGTTAAAAAAGAATACGAAGAAGGCGCTAATGACTTAAATTATCGCCTTTCTTTTTTTCGAAAAAGACTAGTCAAAACGCAATGCTCAAATCCTGAAGTTTTTGACGCTGCTTTTATGCGGGACAGTAAAGAATATAATAAAACAAAAGACATAGAGATACCCAGAGTTAAAAAAGAGACACTTTTACCAAAAAACAATATAAAACCATGGGCTAAAAAATTATATAGAAAAATAGCTATATCATGTCATCCTGATAAAATCTCTAATATATCATCTAAAGAATTAAAAGAAAAGTTGACTTCTAATTATCTCATTGCGACTAAGTCATATGAAGAAGCAGAATATAGCGACTTACTTATGATAGCAGCTGACCTAAATATCGAGTTTTCAGAAGAAAAGATTCAAGAACATGTTGTACCTGATTTAATAAAAAAGACTAATATTATAAATAGCACTAAGAAAAAAATAGAATGGCAATGGCACCACGTCCCGCATGCGATGAGAAATGATGAGCTTAAAAAAATATTAACAGCTATGGGATTTGAGTTTACTGAAGAGCTAGTTGAAGAAGTTAATAAAAGAAAAAAGCCTAGATCTAGAAAAGCCGGGGTAAAACCAACTAACAAAATACAAAGAAGAAAAAGGCTAAGCTAGGATTGTAAATCCCCGACAATACTCTTTAAATTTAATAGTTAACAAATTTAAATTTAAAAGAAGGAGTATTTTATGCCTGAAGGACCAGAAGTAAAAATAACAACAGATTTTTTAAACATGCTTGTAGGAAAATCATTCCACAGTTTTGCAATCTTGTCAGGAAGATATACAAAAACAGACGGGATTCCAAACACAGAGATTGCAGGTTTACCGGCAAAGATATCATCGGTCAACTGTAAAGGAAAGTTTATATACTTTACGCTCACTGATGAAATACTTAACAAAAAATACTATCTTTTTAATACACTGGGTATGACTGGGATGTGGTCAGAAAAAGAATCAAAACATTCGAGATTTGTAATTTATTTTGATGATGATACTCGACTATTTTACAATGATATTAGAAATTTTGGTACACTTAAATTTGTCCACACTAAAAAAGAACTAGACAAAAAACTTGACTCACTAGGTCCTGATATTTTAAAGACTGATATCGACTGGCTGGGATATAGAAATCGTTTTCTTAAGAAACCTAATAAAACAATTGCAGAGTGTCTTATGAATCAATCTGTGATCTCTGGCGTAGGTAATTATTTAAAAGCAGAGATATTATATGCAACAAAAATATCACCAAAAAGATTAATCAAAGATATTGTAAACGATGAATGGCATAAACTTTACTTTGAAACAATCACAATTGCACAAAGATCGTATAAGTTGGGCGGTGCAACTATTGAAAGTTATAGACAACCTAATGGCGAAAAAGGTTTGTACAGTCGACGTTTTGCAGTGTATAATCAAAAGTCAGATCCTTTAGGAAATGAAGTAATTAAAGAAACAACAGCAGATAAGCGTACCACACATTGGGTACCATCAATTCAAAAGTAAGGAGAAAAAATGAAAGAAACTGTTACTCTAAATGATAGTGTTATTGCACATTTGGTAAAATTAATCCAAGTAGGTTTTTTAACAGGAACCGACATTGTTGATCATTTTAGAATGATCAAAATGACAATTGAAGACGGTGAACTTTTTCTAGACACAGACTATGAAAAAAATCATGAAGTCAATGTGCAAAAAATGCTAGATGAAGCCCAAGAATTAGAAAATAAAGTAGAAGACACAGAGGGGTAAAATGAACTGCAAGCTTGAAGAAATGTTTAAGTTAAGGCTATCATTCATGAATATGATGAAGGAACACATTCCCGAGTCTTATCCTGAATTTCCAGTTGATATTACTGAAAAGTCATCTCAGCAAGTTTGCAGAGATTTAGCTCTCAAAGGTGTTGAAGAAATGTTTGAAGCTCTGCAACATCTCAAAAACTGGAAACCACATCGTAAGACTGAAATTAATGACGCCTTAAATAAGGAAGAGTTTTTAGAAGAAGTCGTAGATGCACTAAATTATTTTTTTGCGATGCTTATTGTCACAGGTTTTGATGACAAAGAGCTGTTTGAAGCCTATTTAAAAAAGGACAAGAAAATTAGAGAGAGGCTATTAGATGGATACTAAAATTGTTTTTAACGGAAGACAATTTACAAATACTGTAGATCTAACAAAAGAAATAAAACAATTAAAACCTGAAGAACTTAAGTTTTCAGGTTCTTTAGTGTACGATTCAGGGTTAAGTATGTTTTTGTTTAATTCTGTAAATTATGAAAAGATTGAGTATTATATGAAGGAAATTAACAATATTAACAAAACTAGTGAGGTGGAATTTGAATTTCAAACAGATGATGAAAAAGCAGGAAGCTTATAATAGAAAAATCGTTGGAAGATCCGATCAATTATCACAAGAATTAAAAGAAAAAATAACACAAGAAAATGTTTTATGCGCTCATTCAGAATTAAGTGCTTTAGTTAACGCTACACACTATAAAAATCATCACACTCATTCAGAGCCTGTAGCAAATAGGTCGACTGTTCTTTATGAAACAGTTGATGTAATTCGCTATATGATTGCAACTTTAAATACGTGGGGTATTACGTCAGGAGAATTTGAAAAAGCCTTTGATAAAAAAGATGTATATCTCAATAAGCATCACGAGATGCAACAAAAAAAATGGGATGGTGTACAACCTGTAGCAATTGTTGACATTGATGATGTATTAGCAAATTTTAGAGAAGGATTTTCTAATTGGCTGAAGAAAGAGTACGGAGTAGAGCCTGATGTTAATTCTAAAGAATACTACTTTATTACAGCACTATCAAAAATCAATATGAACTCAGAAACTGTCTTTAAGAGGTATTTAGATAGTGGAGGATTTGCAGATCTTACTATAGATACAGACAATTTAGAACTTTTACATCAACTTAAACACCAAGGATATTGGATACATCTTCTCACAGCAAGGCCTGAGGAAGAATTGCAATGTCTATATGATACTTACTACTGGATTTGGCTGCAAAATATTCCTTGCGATGCAATTTCATTTTCACCTGAAAAATTTAGATGGTGTGCCAAGTCAAAATATTATGATGCAGGTGCTATTAAATTTGCAATTGATGACGCACCTAAACACGCACAAGACTATGCTAAGCATGGAATAAAATGCTTCGTTCCTAAAAAGTCATACAATGAGCATCTTCACGATAAAAATATTTTTCTTTATAAAAATTATAGTCACATTACTAATTTATTAATGATGCAAGGTTTGTTAAGGGAATGATGATATAACTGGCTCTAACCTCATATATATGATTATATAGACAAAGGGTAAAGATATGCATGTCAAAATGTCAGATTTAAAATTAATTGTAGAAAGATTCTTAAAAGAACAAGAAGGCGACTGGCTAGGTGATGAAGAAGATAATCTAGGTAATTTAGGCGTAAACAGACTTGATCAAAAATTAAAAAATTTAAAAAATTTGTGTATTGATCAGATTATTGATGAATTATCAAGCTCAAACTTTAGAGATCAAAACATTTCAGAACAGATGTTAAAAGTAGTAGAGCGAAACTTAAAAAATGTAAGTGTTGTTGTGTCAAAAGTCACAGCTAGTAAAGAAATTAATCTTTCTTCAATGGCTATTTGTTTTACACCTAACATTACACATACCAAAGAAGAAAATAATATGGTTTTACAGACACCTAAAATACCTAGCGACATCAATGATATTTCTAAAGATGTGCTTAGTAGATATAATTCTTCTCCTGGAAAATACCCAATCATACTTTTTCTAGAAAAAAATATATCCAGTGACATAGATGATCAGAAACTCAAAGATATTTTACTTCACGAATTAGGTCATGTTAAAAACAACACAATAAAGGCACTATCATTAACAGCATCAGATCAGTCTGGAGAAAATATAGGAAACATTCAGCTTAATCGAGATGAGATAAAGTCAATTTTAAGAAAAGACTTTAAAGAAAAGTCTGTTAATGAAATAATATTCATATTAACTTCTGAAGGCTGGTTAGACAAAGAACAAAAAGATGAAAATCAAGAGTTAGTAAGTGAGCTTAAAGAATATTATGATGGTGTTGAAGACTCAAGCAACATGAAAGCAGTTGAAGAGTTAGCTGTCAGAGTATCTGCGCTAAAAAGAAATAGTGAAGCTTTTACAAGATTTGTTGTCAATAAAGAAATAGATCGCTATACCAACATATCAAAAGATTATAATCTAGACATTGCTGACATAGTTTTACTTATAAGTAAAAATGCAAATACTAATGATATAAATAAAATTGTCAAAAATAAGCAGTCAAGAAAAAATGTAACTGTATAAAATATTTGATATAATAAAAAATATAAAACATACTAAAGGAGAAAATATGATTTTATTACTAGCAACACTATTTACAGCACAAGCAGAAGAAAACATGATCAGATATCAAAATAAAACAGAGATTGACTTTGACGCATTAGAACTTACGGGCGAAATGGTAAAACCGCAAGGATCACTAATCATTGAGAGAAGTAACGTTCGATTCAATCCGCTTATTGAACTTCGCAAAGACTTTAATCCGGAAATGGCAAAATCAGTTAACTTAATTAAGTAGTTTTCCTGACCAATAAAACTAATTAGTTTAGTAATTTTTTAAGCACTATTTTGTAATAGTGCTTTTTTTGTCATATAATGATTATACAAATTAAATATTAAAAAAGGAGAATGGATGCCTCAAAACAGTAACTTAAAACCTATTACGTTGCCGATGCAACTTAAATTTGGTGAAAAGCCAAAAACAGAATTTTACAACAATTTATCTGCACTTAAAGTTGAACTAGTTGATTCACCTACCAGATCGCAGGCACTCAATGTTGCATGGCAATATGTCAAAGCAACATGGGCAGATCATCATGATGAGACAAACCCATCTACTACATCTTTGCAAGAATTGTCAGCCAATCTAGAAGACGTGCTTAATTTTCGCGCACTTCCAACTCCAATGGAGTGCCTAGGATTTACCTTTAAATTAAGCGGGCTTTCATTCCAAGAAGTAACTCATATCATTCGACATCGAGCTGGATCATTTGCTGCACAGTGCACAGGTGACCGTGATCTTCGACATGATCCTGCTGTTATTCCAGAAGCTGTACAAAATAGTCCAGAATTTTTAACTCGTTGGAAGAAATTAGTAGAAGATAGCAAACAACTTTATGCAGACATGACAGACTCAAAAGATGTGTCTATGATGGACGCACGAATGATCCTTCCAAAAGCAATGACGTCCTTTTATCTTATGCGCCTCAATCTTAAAGATCTACTAGGTTTTATTGCGCAACGTCAAGATATGCAAATTCAACCTGCTGCTGATAATCTTCTTGCTGTCTACATGGCACGTGAAGTCCTAAAGATTTTACCAGAAGCTAGCACGCGCATTAATTTCGACAAACCAGACATGCATTATGTGAAAACTTTCCGTGTACCTGATGGTAAAGGTGGTCATACATCTCGAGGTACAAATCTGTACTGGCCAGAACCTAAGAATGATAAGTTTGAGTATCATCCTGATGACAGTATTTACCAGGCACGCCGCGAAGATATCAACGGGACACACAATCCAGGAGGTGATACTGTATTTACAAAATTGTGGTCAGAAACAATTGAAGAGATCGATGAAATGAAATATGAATATAACAAATTTATGGGGAGAGAATAATATGAGTTTAGGAAAAGTTTATTTAGCAAGTGGGTGGTTTTCACCTGAATGGTTGGAAGAAGTAGAAAATATCAAAGCGGTATTTGAAAAACACGGTGTTAGTTATTTTTCACCAAAAGATGAAAATCTATGTGATAACGACGCAAATGAGTCAATGCAAGATCAGATCTTTAGTGGTAACATTAAACACTTGCATGAATGCGATTGGATGTTGTGTAACACACGCAACAAAGATATGGGAAGTATTTTTGAGGCAGGTTATATGAACTGTCTAGAAAAACCAATCGTATATTTCTGCGACGGCCTTCCTCCAGGTGCACAATTTAATCTTATGTTGGCAGCTAGTGGTATTAAGGTTTGTCGATCGTTAGAAGACCTAGATACATACCTTGCACAATGCAAAACTACAGAAAGACTAGTCGTTGAAAGATATCAAGGAGATATTGAGTAGATTAATCTTTAGTCTTCTTAAGCCTAACAGGATTAAGCTAATGCTTTCTTGTTAGGCACTATTTTAACTAAAATTAAGAAAACTGTATGTGATCTGTTAATTGATATCTTTTTCATAGTTCCACCTGTTGTCGATGTGTTGTCTAAATTACCACCAATTAATTTTCCTCCTGAGTAAACGTTCATATGTGCACCTGACTGAGGCTCCGATCCTGCAAATTTTTTAAAGGTTTTCATACCGCAACCAGAAGGAAGTCCTCTTTTAGAACTATAACCGTTAAGCGAAAAGACGCCGTCTAGAAGGTTTAAGTCAGATCTAGATTCGACCTCTTCCCTAGTAAAGGGTAGCAAAACTACTTGCCCGATAAAACTTTCAGGATCATTTTCAACTTCTTGTCTTTTTAACATTAATTGTGCCCACGGGTATGAAATCCCCATTTGCTTTGGCACGCTGTTTACTATATCGTAGGCAGGATGCGAAGGAGTTACCATTGCATTGAAAGTATGTCCACTCCAAGCTACTCTATTTAAGTACTTCCAACTATCTTTAATATTGACAGGCATGAATGTATCTGGGTGCATCAGCGCTATTTTTCCGTCACCATGATTTGTAATTGCTTGCTTGACAACAATATCATTTATTTTCTTAAGACCTTCTTCTGACTTTTCGCCAAACCCTGTGATTTGTGAAAGTAATCTCTCACCCTCAGCAGCACCTGCAGACATGTCCAGCTGTTCAAACTTAATAGGTAAAGAATCCTCATCTAAAAATGCATGTTCCTTCGGATTAAAATTTTTCTTAGAAGCTTTTGAAGAGTTGTCCTTGACAGAATTCGAAGACTTCGATACTTGTTTTTCTTTTTCAATAATTTTTTTCTGAAGTTCACTATTTCCTTTAAACGATTTACTTACTGCATCTGGGCCGCTATAATTACCGTCCTTAATATCTTTGTATACTTTGGCAGGATTAATATAGTTTTCTTTAAATAAATAATTTCTAATTTTACGAACTGATTCATTCAAAGGTTCAATCTTAAAATTCTTGTCAACACCTCTTTTTGCCTGTCCTATCTGTCCGGACACGGAATCGACAGCAATAACAATGTCATCAATATAGAATTTATAATATCTGTTTTTCATACCTCTGCCAGCTGTATATGTTCCAGGCTCACCTTTTTTATCTCCGTAAGCCATTTCCATTTTTCCACCGGTATCTTGATTTTTCTTTTTATTGAATTCCTGCGTAGCTTTTTTAATAGCTTCCGGGTCTTGTGCGAGTCTTACCATCTCTGCAACGCCTGAAGGATTTTTCTTTTTCGGATCATTAAGTACTAAACTAGCCACTTGTGCAGCGTTATTTTTAAATTTAAGAATCGTTTCTTTTTTAACACCCTTGTCAATTGCTGCTTTTATAATCATGTCAATATTTTTTTCGATCCAGGCCACCCAAGCTTTGTCTGTGTTAGGCCCCCAATCTCCATCAACTGTAGTACCAATAACACCTTGGACATATTCAACATCTTTTTTATTATTTTCTATTAAGACACTTTTAATTGCTTTTCTTAAGCTTGCTTCTGTTAAAATCATTTTACCTTTCCTTGTTTTAAAAATATTTTCTGCCATGGCTTTTTGCTTAGGCATAATTTCTGATTCAATTGTTGCAACAAATTGCTCACCAGGCTTTTCATCAACATGCACACCATCTCTCGAGCTAGTAACATTTGACTCAAACCACGGGTAGGGATCGATAACATTAATTCTTCCTGACATTCCTAATTGAGACTCAACAGCATCAATACCTGCAACAATCTCTCTGTTTCTTTTTGCTCGAGTTGCTTTAAATTTTGAAACTTCTCGCTCAGGTTTTCCAGGGGTGTTGACATATGTTGTTTTCTCTGTAGGTTTAACTGCAGGCGGCGCCAAGACCCAAGTTATTTGTGCGTCTTCTGGGGCATTTTGTAAAATATCTTTTGCCAAATAACTAGCTCTGCTAGAACCGTTGCCGCCTAGCGTAAGGATAATATTGTTTGTTCTGCTGACTGCATCAATAATTTTATCTTCCCCAAACTCACTCATGACGCCTGCTGGTGTAGCTCCGTTCTTCTGAAAAAAGTTCTTTCCCTTCGTAGCTGTGCCTAGGCGTTTTCTAATTCCTTTTCCTAGACCGCTGTTGCCTTGACTGTCTGCAATGTATACATACGGGAGAGGTTCGTCAGAAGATTCTCTCTGTTGTTTCTGTTCGCCACTTTCTCCTTCAAATCCTAATAAAAATAATTTAGCTTCTTCGTGCCTTCTCTTTTCTAGGCCCTGCACATATTCACCCTTGCTAGTTCTAGGTTTTGCATCTATTACATCAGCTGCTTCTTTATAACGACCTTGATTAATTAATTGCGTTATAGACTCGCCTTTATTATTTTTAAATTTATTTAAAGCACTTGCACCTCCATTAAAGCAATAACTTGCTAATGCAACAAACATGTTATGAGTGATTGGTGCTTTTAATTGTGACTTAAATACTCGTGTATGTTTTGCAACGTCGCTTCCAAAGAGTTCTAGAGCTTGTTGTAAATTCATTTCCTTTGATCCACTTCCTAAAAATTCTTTAAATTTTTCTCTTTCGTTTGATCTAATTAAGTGCCCAATGCCAATTGTTGGATATCCGCTTGACTCTTCATAGCTATTTATTGTTCTCCCGCCTTTGTCATCATAAACTTTTGATCTAAAACCTTCACCGCCTTTTATAAATACTTGAATTTCTTTAGACACGTCTTCGTATTGACTAGCACTTTTTAATGTTTGATCCGCAGTAAATTTTCCACCACCAGCCTTGTTAATTTTTGCCTCAAGACCTTTGACAGCTTTGTTAACAATTTTAGCGTCTGAATTTGAATTATTACCTGGCGAAGTAGGAATATTAAGTTTTGACTTTGATTTCACAGCTTTCTTAAGTGTGTCAGCTTTTTTCTTGATAGTATCCTTAAACTCACTGCTAATTTTCTCTGCACCTTTTATGCTCCCAGATTCAATTCCTTTTTGGACTTTGTCAATAATTTTGCTTACATCTAATTTTCTCTCTCTTAGAATTTTATATCTATGTCTTTTTAGAATTCTTTGTTCTTTTAAGTATTCCCCGCCTTTTCCTCTAGGTCTTTGGTAAACTTCACCATCAGTATCAATAGCAACTGCAACATCATCAATCCAAAATTTTAAATAGTCTTTGTCGATACCTTTGCCTGTCTCTGCTTTTTTAAACCCCATTAATACTGGCTCGTTATTTGTTCCAAATTTTTTAAGATACTCTTCATACTCTTCTTTAAAAGTTGTATATGCTAACTTAAAATGGTCATTGTTAAAACTACCTCGCCTTCCTAAGGTTTTGTCATCGCTAGGCAGGTCTTTAAGCGCATTTGCAATTTCTTCTTTAGATTTATTATCATTAATCCAGTCTCGAAACATATCACCCTTATCTTGGTTTAAATCTTTAGGAATTCTTTTAAGCTGCTCATCTGTAAATTCATATTTTTTATCTTTTGAAGATTTCGATTGTGATTTTGTTCCACCATATTTTTTATCTAAATTCTCACCACCTTTCTTGTTGATAGGTGTCCAAGGTCCATTATTTTTACTGTAACTCCACCCAAATTCTGCAGAAGGATCTTTTTTGTATTTGTAAACACCGTCGCCATCATCGTATATTTTTTCTTTAGAAAAATTTTCTATCTTTCCTATTTGTTCAGCGGCCGGCCCTGAAATAACTTTATATTTGCCATTACCTAAGTCTTCGTAAGTAAAGCCTGATAAGTCTTTGTCAGATTTAATCCCAAGTTCTTGAGCATTTTTACCTAAAGTTTCTTTTTTGGTAAATTCTTCATAATAAGTTTTAAGCATGTAATAAGCTACTCTTTTCCCATCAGGAACATCTGCCTTATCTAAAGCTGCCTTTATATTTGGTGCTTTTGTAGATTTAAAACGCAAAGCATTGTCATTAGAGCCAAAACCTGTGTCAAAGCCTATATACTTTTTTGATTCTTCTTGCTCGCGAAGAAGTCTTTTGAGTGATTTAATTTTAATAAGTTTGTTTAGATTGTTATTCATATAACTCTGCCTCTAGAATATTTTGATAAACATATTATATATATGTTCTATAATTTTAAAATAATAGCAAAGCAATTAATTATGAAAACTTTAAAACTTCTAAGTATTATAAGTTTATTAGAGGAGGTTTTATGAAAAAAGTATTTATTACCGGTGAAAAAGGTTTTATTGGAACAAATTTGGCCAAACGTGCCAAATTACACGGTTTCGAACATGTCTCTGGTGTGCATGCACAAAACGAAGACGCAGTTTTCGTATCACAATATGTCACAGAAAAGGGTGAACCTTGTGTGCATCAAAATAGCGAGGAAGCATGGCAATCTTTCTTTGAAGTCAACAGCATCGACTATGTAATCCATAATGCAGCAGTTGTAGGTACAGATGTAGTTGCACTCAATGCAAAAGAGTCAACATTAACCAACGTGCAAGGTACTTTCAACATCTGTCGTGCTGCAAAGAAATGCGGTATTCCAGTCTGTTATATGGGAACCACAGTTATTTATGACACACCTAAGTATCAACAATCAGCTATTGTCGAAGACTCCGATCGCGGCCCTAGTACATTCTACGGTTGTCAGAAACTCTCAGCTGAGGAAGTTGTCAAGTCTCATAGCAGCAAGTGGATGATCGTCCGCCCACTCTTTGCTTATGGCGGTGAAGGTGATATGAATTCTCTTATTGCCAAAACGATCTATGCAAAACTCAACGGTGTAGAAAAGATCCAAATGTTTCTCGATCCTAGTAAGATTAAAGACTACTTACATGTCAATGACTACTGTGACGGTGTTTTCTCTTGCATGAAAGAAGACAAGTGCTGGAACAATGACTTTAATATCGCCGCAGAAACACCACTTGTCACCGGTGAAATTATCAAATTAATGGACGAAGTGTGTGGTCAGAGTTTCGCAGATACTGTAGAATGGCTTCCGCAGACTGAATATATGGGAAATCATATCTTATCAAGTGCAAAAGCAAGAGAGTATACTGGCTGGTCTCCACGTATATCACTGGCTAAAGGTATTCGCATGTCATACGAAAGTATTCTCAAGTCAGAAGGTTATAATCCTCTGCGTTATCTTGAAGAAGCAGCAGAGCGCAATATTGATTTAACAGAGTATTTTTAGCCACCTCTTAATAATTATCTTTAGTGAGGATGACATATGAGAATTTCAAGGCGACAACTCGGTCTATTGATAGAAAATTATTTACTCCAAGAAACGCGGCAAGCAAGACAATGGATACAAAATTCAGTCCCAGCTGAAGAACAGCAAGACTATTTAGATGCATACAATAGAGGGGTCACGATTTTATCAGACCTCTCTTGGATTAAAAAAGTAAGAGGCGGTGAGCCTGTTGCTGATATTGTGGGTGATGTTATAAGCTTTAGGATGGATGACAGTCAAACAAAACTGTTAGCCAACGGTTTTCCAACTGATCTAACAAAAAGAAACTATCCCACAGTTGGTGAACTGAGAAGAGCTCTAGCAGTTATTAATACAGATTTAGACATGTCAAGAAATCAAGATATCTCTATAGAAACATCAAGCCCTAATATCGATGTTATTGGTAATATAGGCCCGTGGACAATTCTCTTGCCTAAGACAAAAGAAGGATCGACAGCTTGTGACATTAGCGGTAAAGATACCACTTGGTGCACTACCAAAACAAGAGGACAAAACTTATTTTATAATTATGCAAAAGATGATTTATTCTTATATTATGTAATGGATTACAGTCGCACCCCGGATGACCCATACAAAAGCCAAGACAGAGCATGCGTAGAAAACAACGATAGTCGTCTATCAGTTGGAATTATTAGAGGTGAAATAACCTTGGAAGGTGAAGATGGCGGTGTTTCTGTTGACGCTGCGAATAAAGGACTCTATCCCGAAGACTTAGAAAGTGCTCTAGGTCAATATCATGATCAGGTAATTAATTTAATCAAAACCAACTTTGATTCTCACCAGTCACATCCGGGTAGAGAAAAATTTAGACAAGCAGCACAAAATATTGTTATTATGCGTGATGCAGTTAGAGACTTGACGCCGCCTGCCAAGGCTGATTTTTTAGGTGAAGTATCCTATTCAACAAGCATGACACCCGAAGTTGTAGTCTATTTATTTAATTTTGCTAACGAACCAATTAGAACTAAAGACTACAATACGGATGACTGGTTTTTAGAGCATGAAAGTAAAGGCAGGATTATTGAAAATATTTTTCTTAATGAGCCTAGTGCAAGCATTCCTGTGCGACTAAGAAAGTCTTTAATAGTAGAGCTAACTAAGAAACTAGGTGAAGAAGGCTTATACGCCTACCAAGATGCACGTGGATGGTACGTCGGAACGGCAGCATCAGAACTACTAAATTCACAAAAAGAAGTTAAATCATATTTAGACCTATTGCTAGAATATTCAAATAGCCGATCTTACGATACTACGTTTGGAGATCCTATAGAGCAAATTTTAGAATCCTATTTAAGAAAACTCGACTTAAGTGATCCTGAGGTGTATCAGATAACTTTGAGTTTTATTCCTAACGCAAGAAGCACAAATTCAATTGTCCCTATTGTTAAAAATGAAAGTATCGAAGAGAGTGTACTAGAGGACATTCTTATAAATACGCCACTCTTGCAAAACAAAGACAAAATGAGTCATGTTGCTTACGAATTATTAAATGCTCGCGCGCTCGCCATCCAACAAGTAATGGCCGAAAGAAAATTTGGAAACGGATTAAGCGCTGAGTTTTTACAAAAACATGCAAGAAGACTAACTAACGATTTTAAAGATAGAATGAGTTTAACAAAGTTGCTTTTTCAAGAAAATTTGCCTAAAAGCTTGTTTGACGAAATATTTGATTACGTCGATACCATTGTTAAGACACCGCGGACACCTGAACAGCAAAGAAACTACATTGTAGTACTAAAGGACATGTTGAGGCACCCTTTCATGCCTGACGATGTAATAAATGAATATTCTAATGACCCAGAATTTCATGAACCACTATTGTCGAGGGTTTGGAGCACTAACACAACTAACCCTGAAGTAGTTGAAAAGATTCTAGAAACTACAAAAGATCCGATCCCTCCATATTTTCATGACATACTAGCTAATAGTAACATGACAAAAAGAACTTATGAAATATTAATAAACTTGCTTGATGAAGGGCTAGCTGATATGCAAGAACTAGGCGCAGTTGGAATGTTTGAGTTCAATCTAGATCCACCTCACAGTGCTGAAGATGTAAGAAGATGCTTTGAGCACGCTTACGCCGCTGGACTAGCTAAATTAAGAGAGAGAAGGGCAGAGTTTGAGATATAAAGATCACAAGCTAAAAACAGAATAAAGTGAAAATGTAATAAATACTTTTTTTGTATAGAATATTAAAAAAGAGGTGATCATGAAAAAAGAATTACAAGACAAACTATTCGAAACTTATCCAAACATTTTTAGACAAAAAGACTTAGACAAAACACAGACAGCAATGTGCTGGGGTATCAGCTGCGGTGACGGTTGGTATACGATCTTAGACGAACTATGCGCAAATATCCAAAACAGAATTAGAAATGTAAACAGAAACAAGCCTGAAGAGGAGCACCTTGTTTGTGAAGCAGTCCAAGTCAAAGAAAAGTTTGGCGGGTTATGCTTTTACACTTACGGTGGTGACGACTATATCGACGGCTTAATAAGCTTGGCTGAGTCAATGTCTTATCGAACATGTTCTGAGTGCGGCAACCCATCAACACTCAATGAAAAAAATAGAGGTTGGATATATACTCTTTGTGATAATTGCAAAACCTAGTAATATTTATTTTATAGCCATAGCCAACAAGGAGCGGGAGATGTACATGAAGCTGTCAAGAATTCAATTACGAAGATTGATTTTTGAAGCTTAAGCTTCAGTAGTCAATGAAGAAGAAGTAAAAAATGCTAATTAAAAAATCTGAATTAAAAAAATTAATTGAAAGCTTTTTAAACGAAGAAGAGGATACACCTAAAAAACCTACAATCGTTGAAAAACCAAAAACAAAGGCCTTCAATCCTTCAACAAATCCTCAGCAGAATAAAATGTTTTACCCAGTAATGTCTGGAAATCATGAAGGAGGATTTTTAGCAGAAGTTGAAGGATCTGGCTTCTATATGTTATTAGATGAAGACGAGGTCTCAAGATGGAATAATCCAGATGCAGTAGTTAAAAAAATCGATGCAGTTAAAAGAGCCATAGAGGCTAACGGCTTTTCCATACCTGAAGCAAAGTTAATCAAACATGTTAATGACGGAAGAGTTGTATTTGCAACAAAACTAGTAGAACCGGTATCATCTGACGAAAAAGTAATTTACAAAATATATGACGCAGTTTACGACACTATTTTAGATAGTTCAGCAACAGCACTCGGCTTTGATATTTTAAGCCCTTCACTTCAACTATTAAGCAGTGAAATCAATGCAGCGCAAGCAGCAAAAAAAATGTCCCAAGGAAGATTTTTAGATGCCGGAATTGCAGCCATCGCATCATTACCCTATTTTGTACCCGGAAAGGTATTAACCCCTCTTAAATCACTAAGTGTAACCAATCAATCTCGAGCGATGAACTTGATTTATAGTTCTCCGGCGATCCAACAAGCCTTGTGGTCAATTGTTCATTGGCTTCAAGAACACGAAATGCAAATTAGGGAAGTGCTTGAAAAGATAGTGTCTGTATGTGAGTTCACATACGGCGAATTTAAAGAAGGAGCAGGAATGGCCATTGACTATACATGGCGTCTACTTAAGGCATTTTTTAAAAGCTTGACAAATGAAGAATTTAAACTGCCTAGTTAATTAAACAAGAGTTAAAAATGCTAATTAAAAAATCTGACTTAAAAAAAATAATTAACGTCTACTTAAGAGAACAAGCTTCTATATCCAAAGTCATGGCAAAGCAAACCACAAAGAAAAATTTACAATCTGATCTTGACCAAGGAACAGTTGAAAGTGTATTAGGACTTCTTGGTGACGCGTCAGAAGTATATGCGGCAATCACAGATGAAGCAAAAGCAGTTCAATTTTCTGAAAATTTTATTAATGCACTGTATGTTGCTTCTCCGGAAATTGTTGATTTTTTAAGTAATCCTAAGATTAGGAATGCCGTCGTCAAATTAAAATCTTTAATAAAATCGTCAACAATTGTTGTAAAGCTTGGTTCACTGACAGTACTGTCTGAAGTATTAGGGTTTTTAATGTTAGTACTTGCAGTACCTAGAATGGCATATCAAGTTTTAGATAATTTAGCATCTGTTGAAGGTCAATTAGTTAATTTAAAGAAAGCACCTGGCCGGAAAAATGAAGGAAAGCCTTTAAAACCTGAAGATCTTTCTGATAAATTTACAACAGGAGGCCTAGCAAAACTAGGAATAAAAACCAAAAATGATCTATTTCTTATTTTAGCTGCAAACATAATATCTGAAAAAGAAGGACAAAACATCGGATTTAAGATGCTCCAAGATGGGATAATTTCAAATGAATTCTGGGGTGAAATATTAAAAGCTAGAAAAAAAGTCAAAAGCCGGCCAATTGATGATATGAATGAATTGATTGAAAAAGCAGATAAATTACCAAAAGAAATAAAACACAATGCAATTGTGCTAGGTTTTGTAACAAATGTTTTAGGCGGATTATTTGCAATCCAATCTGAAAATATTCAGCAGACACTCTCTATAAAAGGATTTTCCCCTGATGATATAATTAAGTTTTCTGCGCAAGCATATGATAGCATTAAATAAAAGTTAATAATGTAATCTTAAACTTCTTGTGGTATACTATAACAAAAATACTACAAGGAGTTTTAACATATGGACATTAAATTATTAACACCACCCGATCGATTTGTTGGCTTTCATGGTCATACAGGATTTTCTGTTTTTGACGGTCTAGGTTATCCATCTGATCATATCGACTTTGTACTTGAAAACGGTATGGATGCTTGGGCACTAACTGATCACGGAAACGGCAGTGGATTAGCACATGCTTATAAACATGCACAAAAAATCCAAAAGTCTGGTCGCAAATTCCGTCAAATTTACGGTTGTGAATTCTATTTTGTTCCGTCACTTAAAGACTGGAAATCCGACTACGAACAAGCCAAAGTAGATCGAGCTGCAGCAAAACAAGCTGCACTTAAAGAAGACGAAGAAGGCGGTCATATTATTGAAAACGAAGATGAGACTAAGACTTTGGATTTAGGTAAAGACGAATGGAAACGACGTTATCATCTGGTTGTTACTGCACAAAACCGCGAAGGTTTAGGTAATTTATTTACCCTGATTAAACGTGCCTATACAGACGGCTTTTATAGATATCCTCGCATTGACTTTGATCTACTTAAGCAGTATGGAAAGGGTTTGACAGTATCGACAGCTTGCCTAGGTGGCATCTTTTCTAATCGAATTATGCGTGGTAACGCATTAAACCTCACAGACGAACAAATTCAAAACGAATTATTGTACTTATCTGATCGATTTGTTGATGCTGTGGGCGAAGACAATTTCTATTTAGAGGTGCAGTTTAATAGACTTAAGCAACAACATCTCGTAAATCATCATTTATTGCGTCATGCTGATAAAACAGGGCTTCAGCTTATTGCGACTCCTGACTCTCATTATTACTCACCGGATAAATGGGAGGCAAGAGAGTTATATAAGAAACTAGGGTGGATGGGTAATGATCCATCACCACTTCCTGAATTCGAGGATCTTAAGTGTGAACTATATCCTAAAAATGCACAACAAATGTGGGATGAGTTTACTCGACACTATGATGAGTACAAAGAAACATATGAAGGTTACGAAGAGGCAATTAAAAAGTCAATTGAAATTACACATGATATTGCATGGGAAAAGTGTGAAGACTGCTGGATTGATACTTCTGTTAAACTTCCCGATTTCAATCGACCTGATCAAACAGCTTTCCAACAGCTTGCAGACAAAGTCAAGCATGCAATCGTTAAGGAAGGCCTTCATACAAAAACTGAGTATGTCGAAAGAGCTAAACACGAATTAGAAGACATTAAATTCTTAGGTTTTGAAAATTATTTTCTAGTGATGAATGAAGTATTTCATAAAGCTGCTGATCATACCTTGTTCGGAGCAGCACGCGGTTCTGGTGGTGGATCACTTGTAAATTACTTGTTAGGAATCACGCAGGTCGATCCGCTTAAATATGACTTACTTTGGGAACGTTTTCTGGGTAGACACAGAACTTCATGGCCAGATATTGACTCCGATGCAGGTGATCGTGATGCACTAATCAATGCAGCGCGTGAGTTATACGGTGATGAGGCTGTTATTCCAGTGTCTAACTTTAACACACTTAAGCTTAAATCCTTAGTAAAAGACATTGCCAAGTTTTACGGTGTCGATTTTGGTGAAGTCAATAAAATGACAGGACCTCTCCAAGATGAAGTCATGGCACAAGCACGAGATGAAAACACAGAAAAGTCTGTGTTTGTTCTTAAACACGCAGACTGTATGGAATATTCAAAAGGTTACCGCTCTTTTATGGAAAAATATCCAAAAGTAAAGGATCATATTGAATCCCTCTTTATGCAAAACAGATCGATTGGTCGACATGCCGGTGGAGTTATTATCGGCCCACCAGAAGACTTAGAACAATCAATGCCAATTATTGGTGTTCGCGGTGAACTACAAACACCTTGGACAGAAGGTATGAACTTTCGAAATCTTGAAGACAATGGGTTTATTAAGTTTGACTTTCTTGGACTTACACTTCTAAAAGATGTTGAAAACTGCATCCGACGAATTCTTACACGTGAGCGAGGCGAAGAACCTACGTTTCTAGAAATCCGCGATTGGTTTGACAAACATCTGAACTGTCGATATGTTGATCAGGACGACGATGCAGTTTGGAAACATGTCTATCATCAACGTCGAAAGGTAGGTGTATTTCAGTTCACTGCTGAAGGTGCACGCCGATTTTGTGAAGATGCAAAACCAACAAACATTGAAGAGCTGGCCGCACTAACAGCAATTTATCGACCCGGGCCTCTTCGTGCCAACGTTCATAAAAAGTATGTCAAAGATAAGATGAATTCAGATGAAATTCATTATGCACACCCAATCATTCAGGAAATTCTCGGCCCAACTTTTGGACATGTAACATTCCAAGAGCAGTTCATGCTTCTCGCACAAAAGCTAGGCGGGTTTACACCAGCTGAGTCAGATAAGCTTCGAAAGACCCTGGTAAAGAAATCCTTGGATACAATGGGTAAGAAAGGAGATGAACGTGAAGCAGCTAGAGTTAAATTTGTGACCGGTGCGAAAGAAATCAATGGCGTACCAGAACATATCTCCCAAGAGCTATGGGAACGGATTGAATTTTTCTCAGTTTACGGCTTTAATAAATCTCACGCTATTGCCTATGCAATTGGGTCTTATTATGCAGCGTGGCTTCACACATACTATGAAACTGATTGGTTAGGTACAATTCTTCAGTCTGAAAACAATAACCCAAATGCTTTATCAAAAGCAATTGCCGAGATTAAAGAAATGGGCTATCGCATTGAACTACCAGATGTTAATGAATCAGGTACGTATTGGCAATGGTCAGATCGAAAGCAAGCATTTATCCCACCTTTAACATCAATTAAAGGCGTAGGAAAAACTGCAGTTGTTGAAATTATGGAAAATAGACCGTATGAGTCAGTTGACGATATGTTGTTTGATAGGGAAGGGAAGTGGCGTCATTCTAAACTTAATAAAACTGGATTTGCATCACTGTGCAAAGTAGAAGCATTTAACGGATTACGTGAAATGTGGGACGGTACAATTGACAACCACAATCAACTATATAATATTATTATTGAAAATTATAACACACTAAAGAAAAGTCGATGGGGTATGACAACCAGAAAAGCAAAGAAAGAAAATGCGCCTGAATATCTTCCTCTGCTTATCGAACAAACAAAAGACACAGAAGACTGGAGTCGTATTGAAAAGTTAAATGCATATCAAGAGTTATGTTCAGCAACACGTGATGATTTGGCATTTCCTGACGATATGATGGAAAAAATTAGAAGTGCCGGTGTAAAGTCTGTTTTAAACATGCTACCTGGAGAGAAATGTGTTGCTTGGTGCTGCATTGTTGATATGATACAAAAGAAAACTAAAAATCAAAAAGTATTTTATCGACTTAAAATTACAGATTATGAAAATAATACAGGGTGGCTTCGTATGTGGGGTGACAAACCTGAAGAAATGGAACCTTATTCTATCTGGCTTGTTGAGGCACATAATGACCCTAGTTGGGGTGCTAGCACAAGTGTAAGAAAAATCAGACCTTTAGTTGTTGACTAAATACATATATATGCATGCATTACTTATGAGGTGTCTATGAAGATTACAAGAATGGAATTAAGAAGACTAATTCAAGAGTCTTTAAGCATGAACGAAAGTTTGTCACTAATCATTAGCGGCGTTTTGGCTGCCCCTGTGCTTTTAGAAGGGCTAGCCCACATAATAGAAAAAGCAGGGAAAAAGTTTGGAAGAGAAAAGGCCGAGCTCAAAGCAGAAAATCTCGAGCACTTTGCTCATAAAGTACACGGTGTGTATGAAGCACCGATTAAATTTTTAATTAAAAAGTCAGCAAAAGCTGCAAAAAAAGAGATATCAGAAGAAAAAGTACAAAAATATACTGATATTATTTTTGGTATTATTATTGCATGCTTAATGGCTAGCGCAGGTTTATCAATACTAGAACACGCTAAACACTTAGGACCGCATGCTGAACTAGTAACTACAGGAATGTTAGCTCTAGAATCTGCTGATATTGTTGTCGAAGGAGTTGAATTATCACAAATTATTTCTCGTCTCAAAAATCCGGCGAGTCATGAAAAATTAGCAGCAGCTATTGAAGAGCATTCAAAATCACATCATTAAAGCTTTGAAAGCAATAAGAGACCGGCGATGAAAATAACACGTAGACAGTTAAGTACATTGATAGAAAATTACTTAAAGCAAGATAATATACTTTTTGAAATAAAAAAGAAATCATTTAATCAGTTTATAGCAAGAGGTTTAATGACCCAGCAAGAATTTGATATATACGTTTTTCGAAATGACTGGGTTGCGCCTTTTACTGATCCTGTAATACGCAAAGTTCTCTTCAATACATTGAACGCTGATGAAGGGCATAGTGTTAGAGAAATTGCTGAGCGTGGTCAAGAGTTTTTGGAAAGAATTGTTGATCTTGCCAGAACACCTGACCCGGACAACCCAGGTCAAAATATGCTCAAGTCCACACGCGTAAGAGGTACTTCAGGAGTTAATCCTAATGATATCATAGATATAAATAGCAAGATAGATGTTGACAACCCTGACAATACAGCAGCAACTTATAATGATATGTCAAGCTACTTAGAGAACCGATCTGGTATTGCTAAGAGAGCTGACGTGCTAACAAACGCAATTCAGGCAGGATTTGACGGCACTGATACATCTAATTTTGAAGTAATTTCTGCACCGGGAAGCCCTTATGTTGTGACTTATCCTAAAACCTATAAAGGATCGATAGCTGTTGCACGTATGGGCCCAGACTTTCAGTATTACGATCCGAACACCTCTGCAGGTCGACAAGTGATTGGAAAAATGACATGGTGTACATCAGTTGATAGTGCAGGAAACATGTTCTTAAATTATCACCGCGCACAAAATCTGCACATGTACTACTTAGTCAAAGTTAAAGACTATAACCCTACTAGCCCAGATAGAAAACTTTGCTTAAGTTTTGCCAAGACAGACTCCGGAGACGTAATATATCGAACCGGGCACTCATCTGTCGACGGAGATAACAAAGCACTAAGTGAGAAAGACGCAAAAGAATACATTGGCAAGTCATTGTTCGAAACAATTGTCAATGATGTCAAAAGACCAGAAAGATTAGTAATCAATCCTGTAAAATACTACAAGTCAATAAATTTAGAGCAATATATTGACATGAGAAACGCACATCAGAATGAACAAGATACAAAGCTTTTTGCTAAAGAAGCTGAACAAATTGCAAAATATACAGAAAATAATGACATTATAAAAGCAATCCTAGGTGATAACAATCCAATTGTTTCAGGAGTTGCTTATCCTTATATAAAGGACAGTAAAGTCTTTGACTCAATTATAGAAAAAAGCAATGGAAACATAGATGTTTTTATTAACCTCTTTAAGGCAAAAGCACTACAACCTCAGCATATCAAGAAAATTTATATGACGTCTAGGCAAGGAGGAAAAGTTGATCCTGACATTATGGTATATGCTACAGAGCACGCATCAACGCCCCTCGATGTATTGAATTTAGTTTTTGATGATGCGCTAAATGATCGGTTAATTCCAAAAGAGTCTGGTTTTAAAACGTATAATTCACTCTTTGTAATATGTCAATTAGTTAGGAGTAAAAATGCTTCATCTGATTTACTTAGAAAAGTGTATGCATATTTAGACAAAAATAGAAATATTGATTATACTAACAGCTATATTCCATTAATCGCTAGCCATCCAAACACACCTCCTGATTTAATTGCAAAAGAAATCGAAGGTCTAGTAACACCCTCAAGCAATCCTTTGTCAGCACACTCCGGAACATCATCGTCAGGTCATAGTAGGACAGATGCCGCGATGATGATAAGAAGAATCATCAGTGGTATTAGCAATGAAATGTTTGAAGCAATTGGTGAAAAAACATTTAAAAATATATTAGACTATTTTGTCATACAAGATTTTGCAAATTATCAACCGTTAGCTATAGCAAATCGATTTACAGAAAACCATAGATTGTCCTTGGAATATGCGCTAAAAATGTTTGAATATGCAATGTTTAAAGAAAACGAGCCTAAACCTCGAGGCAAAGAAAGTTTAACCTTAAAATGGGCAGATCTAGCAACTGCATTTGCTGAGAATCTATCAATGTACGTTTATCCTGTAAGCATTTATATTGATGAAAATCCACATTACAATGATTACATGATGGAAGTTGCAATGCCTCTCTCTGAACAAGACTTAAATGGTACAACAGAGATACATGGTCTTTTAAATGGATTTTATGGACAATCTCATACAATACAGCTCCAAAAGTCAATAGAAGAATATATTCAAAAATATAGCGAACAGCCTGAAAACGATAATCCTGACTATAATATCTATGCACAACAGTTGTTGAAAATAGTGAAAGAAATAAATAGAAAAAAGCAGGAGTATGCTCAATATTCTCGAAGAACAGGGTTCCAATTCCCTAGCAAGTATAGCAATATGTTTGAATATTAAAATGTAATTAGTGCAATAGTTTAATATAATATTACCAAAAGAGGTAATACTATGTCATACACTACACCAATAAACTATATTTTTATTGAAGGGCCTGACTGCAGTGGGAAAACAACACTTTATGAAATGATCCACAAAGAGTCAGGTTATCAATGGAATATTCAAGATCGATCAGCGTTATCAATGTTAATCCATGCCCGATATTATGGTCGTGATACATTTAATCATGTTGAACAGTTAAAAAAAGAGCTATACAACATTAACAATCAGTTGGTTATATGTCTACCGGATTGGAAAGTGATTGTTGAACGATTTCAAAAACGCGGCGACCCTATTCAAAATATTACTAGCCTTCGCAAAATCTATGAACTGTTTGAAGAGGCAGTACAAGAGTTTCAAAACTATGCAAACGTAACAGTTATTAGACATGAAGTAAATAAGCACACAGTAAAAGATTTAGTTACATGGTTTAAATATTTTGAAAGACGTTCTTTGAGTGAGTTGCAAACTTATGTATTACAAACAGTTGCAGCAAGTGGTAAAAAAGAAGCTTTAGGTTTTAATTTTGTTCATTATGACACCGGTGATTTTAATGATATTAATAAACAGATGTTATTGTATGATAAAGAAAAAGATTATTATCAAAAAATTGAGACTGCAGTTTTTGACAAGATTAAATCAGAAATGAAAGGAGAAAACGAATATGAAAGACCGGAAGAATTGGACTCGAGAAGATTTATTTATACTGATGATTCTTGTATTAGTCTTGCTCATTTTTTAGTTCGTGACGGTTATATGGATGCTAAATTCTTTTTGCGATCATCAAATGTTAAAGATACATTGCGATATGATTTAAATTTTGTTAAACACTTGTCAGGCGAGGTTTTTCGTTATTTCAAATGCGATAGACAAGGTGACTATTGCAAAATTGAAGTTGTCATTAATTCAGGACATGTAATATAAAAAAGGAGAGAGATGATTAAAACGTTAATGCTAACAGCCATGTTAGCCAATCCACAAGTTGAAGAAATTCGACCAGACAATGAAAAGAAAATTAAAACAATTGCAATTTCTGCAACTTTTATTATTGTTGTAAACTTACTGGCATATTCACCAATCATTGCAGCAAACATTAACAAAGGAGAATAATAAATGAAAAATGAAGATTTAATACCCGTAACGGATAACACATTGAAAGATTTTGTGAACGCAAGAAAAGAAAACAAACCGATTGCGATACAGATGCAAAGATGGATAGAACACAAGAAGAAATATTTCTCAAATTTTCTATCTTATGCATTTGACAAAAAAGGAAATCTATATAGGCGAGATTTTTTAACAAAAAACGGATGGGTAAAAGTTAACACCCTAGACGAAAACGATCTAAAGAGGTAATAATGAAAGTTAAAATTAAAAAATTGCACACAGAGGCAGTAATTCCCCAATATGCAAAACCAGGTGATGCAGGTATGGATTTGACTGCGGTTCACGTTTCAACTGATCAATATGGTTGTTTTACATATCACACAGGATTAGCAGTTGAGATACCACCTTGGCACGTTGGTCTCCTGTTTCCAAGATCTTCTATATATAAAACTGGACAAAGACTTACAAATTGTGTAGGCGTAATTGATAGCGGTTATAGAGGCGAAATCATGATGAAGTTCTCTCTATCAGCTAATCGCAATGAATATCAAATTGGTGATAGAATTGGTCAGCTAATTATTCTTCCATACCCTCAAATTAAGTTTGAAGAAGTCGACTCACTTGATAGTTCTGAACGCGGCGAAGGTGGTTATGGAAGCACCGGTAAATGAAAAAAACATAAAACCTGGCGATTTTATTTTATTAAAAATAATGAACAGGTGGAAGAAGTATGAAGTATCAAGTGTTAAAGATGACTGGATTTATTTTAAAAATCCGGACGGAAAAGAGTTCGTTCTGAACACAAAAATACACACACATCATATGAAATATCCTAAAACTAAAAAAACAGAAAAAATCAAAGACAAAAAGAAAACAAAGAAAAAAACAACAAGGAAAAAGAAAAATGGGTGAATACGATTTTATGATAAAAAGAATACAAAAATTAATTATTGATGTTCCGGACTTTCCAAAACCCGGAATTTTGTTTAAAGATATATCGCCTATTTTTAGCGATCAAAGTGAGCTTCGAAATCTCATTACAGCACAAGCTCGCTTTATTAAAAACAACGGCCGAGACTTTGATAAAATCGTAGCAATAGAGTCACGAGGTTTTCTTTTAGGGACACTTCTTGCTTATGAAACCGGTTTACCCCTGGTGCTTGCTAGAAAAGCAGGAAAACTACCTAGAGAAACTGTATCAGCCTCATATGGGTTAGAATACGGAAGTGATAAAATTGAAATTCATACCAGTGACATATTAGAAGACGAACATGTCTTGATTGTTGATGATGTATTAGCAACGGGAGGAACAGCGTCTGCAGTTGCAGACATTGTTGACTCACTAGGTGGAAAAGTAGCAGGCTTTTGGTTTCTCATGGAGATCAAAGATTTAGAAGGACAGGATAATCTAATTAATAATTGCCCAGGTATTGATGCTAGCGATATTGAAATAGTATTATAATCTTTGCTGAAATTGATTATAATAGACTAAAAAAGGAGCATATATGAAAACAGCACTTGTAACAGGTGGTTGCGGATTTATTGGCAGCAACTTGGTAAAAAAATTAGTAAGCCTAGGATGGCAAGTAGACGTTGTTGATGACATGTCTAACGGACATCTAGATCTTTTGACCGGTCTAGATTTTAAAGTACTCATGAATGGGTCATTCTACACTGCGTATAATATGCAAAGTAGTGAAAGACCTCAAGATAGAGTCTTGATTATCCAAGATGACTTTGCTGATGACAATGTATTAAATGCAATATATCAAGGAAAATACGACGTAATTTTCCATCAGGCTGCTGTACCACGTGTAAGCTATTCGGTTGATTATCCAGCTCATTCAGCAAATGTCAATATTGACAAGACAGTTCAGCTTTTTGAAGCAGCAAGAGGATCAGTTGATAGAATTGTATGGGCTTCATCATCCTCTGTTTACGGAGGCGCTGCTAATTTACCAACTCGCGAAACAGAACAGAAAAAATATAACTCACCTTACGCATGGCAAAAAGGAGCAATCGAAGACTTTGCAAAAATGTGTTGGGATCTGTATAAATTGGATATTGTATGTCTAAGATATTTTAATGTTTTCGGCCCAGGACAATATGGCGACAGCCCTTACAGTACTGCAGTCTCAGCCTGGTGTCATGCAATTAAACATGGTGAAGAATGTCGTAGCGATGGTGATGGCGAACAAACTCGAGATATGTGTTATATTGATAATATTGTTCATGCAAATATTTTAGCTGCGAATTCAATTAATAAGTTTAGAGGTGAAGCATATAATATTGCTTGTCGTAGAAAAGTTTCCAATAATGAGATATTAGAGAATTTAAAAGAACGTTTTGGAGAAAGAGTAAAAATTAAACATGCACCTGAAAGAGTAGGAGATGTTAAACATACTTTGGCAGATATTACAAAGGCAAATCGAGATTTTGGTTATGAGCCCTTAGTTCATTTTTGGGAAGGGCTGGAAAAGACATACAAGTGGTGGGGGCTGGAATAATGGCAGATTTAATTTTATATACCGGTCCAATGTTTAGTTCAAAGACGACCAGACTATTGATGGAAGCTGATACCAGACAATATAGAAAACAAAATATTATATCATTTAAATCAAGAATGGATGATAGATACTCATCTGTTGGTGAAATAGTGACACATAATTTTAATAAACTTCCTGCTCATCTTGTTAACACTGGCGACGAAATGTTAGCAAAAATAGCTGAGCAGGAAAACCTAGGAAATTCAATTGACTGTGTTATTATCGATGAACTGTTTTTAATTGAAGATGGTGCCACTGCTTGTGTAAATCTCTTTAAAAAAGGTTATGATGTAATCATGGCATCAATTGATTTGTCATTTACTGGAGAACCTTTTCTGGAAATTAAAAATATTATGCCTTACTGCACAAAAATTATTAAATGTACAGCAGTATGTAGTGTATGTCAAAAAGACGCGGCTTATACAGGCAAGAAAACACAACAAAGTTTATCCAACGCAAATGTACAAATTCAAGTAGGCGGTTCAGAACTTTACGAACCAAGATGTCAAGAACACCATATATATATGAGAGACTAGACAAGGAGACGAAATGTTAGAACCGTCAAGCGTTAATTGCGTAATTTACCATGCCGATTGCACAGATGGGTTTGGATCGGCTTATTCAGCTTGGAAGTTATTAGGAAACCGTGCTGAGTACTATCCGTGTAAACATGGTCAAGAGCCGCCCGATGTCAAGGGAAAAAATGTAGTAATTCTCGATTTTTCATTTAGTAATACAATAACAAAAAAGATGATCGAAGAAGCAAATGACTTAATGGTAATAGACCACCACAAATCTGCAGTTGTAGAATTGCATGATATATCAAATACAATTTTTGATATGAGTAAGTCAGGAGCAACTTTAGCTTGGGATTTCTTTCATCCGGGCAAGGAAGCACCAAAATTTATTCAATATATTACTGATAGAGATCTGTGGAAGTGGGAATTACCATATTCAAAAGAATTTAGTGCTGCATTTGATATGGTGCCTTTTGAATTTGAAGAATTTGAAAAATTTGAAGATGACAGTGTTTTTGACGATGCAGTTAAGAGAGGTAGCTACATTCTTGCTTATTCAAAGACCGTTATTAAAAAAGTTTGTGATAAAGCATCAGAGCGAAGAATTGGAGGAAAGCATGTTATGGTTGTCAATTCTTCGCATTGGATGAGCGAAATCGGAGCAAAGTTATCTCCTGATTGTGATTACGCACTTATTTGGTATTATGATCATAACGATAAAAAAATCAAAGTAAGCCTTAGATCTTTTCATGAGCATGTCGATGTATCAGACGTATCAAAGAAGTTTGGCGGAGGTGGTCATAAAAAAGCAGCTGGTTTTACCCTTCCAGGTGATTTTAAAATAGAAGAACTTTTTGACAAGGAATAATAAGTGTCTAGACCTGAATGGAATGAAGTGTGGAAAAGATTTGCACTTGATATCGCAAAGAGATCGCCAGACCCCAAATTTCAAGTCGGAGCTGTTATTGTTACTGATGATAATACTCAAGTTTTAGCATTAGGGTATAATGGTGATCATAAAGGTGGTCCTAACTGTAGAGACTCGCTTGAAACAGGCAAGAGCGGCTTTATTCATGCAGAAGTTAATGCTTTAATTAAATGTGATTTTAACAATCCAAAGTCTAAGAAAATGTATTTGACACATGCACCGTGCCCAGTATGCGCAAAATGTATTGTCAATGCAGGAATTAAAACTGTTATTTATTTAGAAAAATATACAGACATGTCTGGAATTGATATTCTTAAAGCGTCAGGTGTTGATGTATTTAGTTTGTCTGGATAATTACTGCCCGAACTAATAATTATATTTAGTAAAGGTGGAAATAAATGAATGAAAATTTAAAAAAAGCGTTTAAGAAAAACCATGTAATTGCTAGTGAACACCTGGTAATAAGACATAAGCCTACGAAAATAGAATACACAATCAGTCAAATAGTATTTAAAAAAAGAAAACCTTGTATTATAGCATATAGATATTACAGCAAACCTGGAAGCAAAAAGAAGGTATTTATTAAAATTCTCGAAAAAGATTTTAAAGAATATGAAAGGATATAAATGAAAGAGTTATTTAACCAAAAAGCAAAAAAAGCAATCAAAGATACACTTAAATTAAACGAATCTTTAAGTGCACAAGAAAAAAAGTTTACATTTAATTCTGACTTTTTAAGCGATGATAATCATCAAAATCACGTAGAATTATACAAAGGATATGTTAAAAACTTTAATGAAATTAGTGCAAAACTAGACAGCGTAGATAGGCAAGGTGTCAATTGCAATCATTCACAATATCGTTCTCTCAAACTTGACGAAACCTTCAATATGAACGGCGTTTATCTGCATGAGCTTCATTTTTCAAATATTGGTGATGTTAATTCAGAAATTAAGATGGATTCATTGGCATATATGCGACTGTCACGTGATTTTGGAAGTTTTGATAATTGGCAAAAAGATTTTATGGCATGTATGGCAGCATCTCAATGCGGATGGGCAATCACGTACTTAAATACATATACACAGACTTACATGAATGCAGTTGTCGACTTGCACACCAACAATGTGCCTTTTGGAAGTTACCCAATTATTGTTTTAGATGCATGGCAGCATGCTTATTATCGTGATTATCTAAAAGATATTAATACTTATACACGTGCTATGATGAAACAGCTAAGATGGCCAGTAATTGAAGAAAGAATTAGGAAAGCTGACAAGATTATACAGATACTGAGGAGTTAATATGAGAAAAACAAGGCGATATCTTTTTGAAGATAATGATGATGTAAATACTGGTGCACCTGAAAATGATTTATCATATTCTAGTCGACCTAAGGCAAGAAAGTCTAAAGACTCTCTCGATGATCAGATTGACTCTTTAATTTTAATGTACGAACAAAGAGCTATTAAAAATGATGATGATAGACTAGACGAAGCGCTATTTAAAAGATCTCTATTGACACTTCTTAGAGAGCAAGATGAAGAAGCTGCTGATGATGCAATGGATGATACTGCTGATGATACTGCTGATGATGCAATGGATGATGGCACATCTGCAGATGATCCTTCAGGATCTGAAGAAATGAGTGCTAATGCAGCAGAAAAAGATTTAGTACCCGACTTAGATATCGATCAGTTTACAATAAAGGTTGCCAGACTCATTATGAATTATCGATCTCTTTTAGAAGTAGAGCAGGTGATTTTAAACAGGGCAAAAAACTTTCTTAATGAAAATTACGGGGATGTTTTTGTTAACAGATATCTACAAACGCTTGACGAACAGTTTGGTATAAATAGTAAAGAATTCGACGTCAGTTATAATGAAGATGTACCTTTTGGTATTGGCGCAAATCCTGCCGGTGCAGGATCTGTAGGAGGATAAATTGTCAGCGCAATACGATGTTTTAGTAAAAAAGTCTGTTCATTTTAGCCTCACTAAAGACGCCCATATAGCTTTAAAAATGGCATGTGCAGCAAGAAGCTTGTCAATGCAAGAAGTTATTGAAGCTTTTGCAAAAAGAATTGAGATTGAAGATAATAAAATATTAAGATTCTTGGATGAAGTCGTTGAACAGAAAAAACAAAAAGCCAATAAATCTTTTAGTAAATCAGATGTTGAAAGCATATTTAATATGATAGAAGAAGAAGACTAGGAGGCTAATATGAAAATATCAAGACAGCAACTAAAAAAATTAATTTTAAATTCTTTAAACGAAGGAATTTTTGGAGATATTAGTGACAAGATGAACTATGGTGCAAAAACCAAAGATCTTTTAAAAAACTCATCGCAAGATGCTCTTGATATATTTAAAGCTTGTAAAGGTTTGGGCACAGACGAAGAAGCAATTACAAAAATTATTACTAAAAGATCGAATGATCTGCATAAGTTATATATAGAATTTAATAACTTAATTGTTAACTATACAAAGGCTAATGCAGGATTTAAATCAGTCGATAGTGCATTAGTCGACAAAAACTATAATCAAGATTTAATTGCCTGGTTAGAGGAAGAGGGCATGGATAACGAAGCAGTTTTGATTGAGGAAGCTATAGCAGTAGCAAAAGTACAAAGAAAAGAAATTCCAGCAGCTGTTTAAAGGAGCATTTTTAATATGAAAAAATTAAATAGAAGTCAAGTAAGAAAAGTACTCTTAGAAGAACTAATTGCCTCAGGTGATAAGATATCTGAAATGGAGCAATTTGCTAAAAGTAAGTCAGGAAAAAAAGTTATGAAAACTGCTGAGTCGATTAAAAAGGCTGGTGTGACAATGCATGAAATAGCCCAAGACCAAACTGGCGCAATGAGAAACACTTTAGGAAGTGTATCTAAGTTTGTATACGAACTAGGTAATGCCTTGTCAGGAATGGACAGTCTTGAAGAAGGTGAGTCTGTGTCAAGCAAGTTACCGACTGTCCAAGAATTTAAAAATGTTCTTAAAGAACTACAAAAATTAGAAAAAATGTAAAGAGGTGTTTATGGATATTGACAAAGTAAAAGAAGTAGTTGAAAAATTACCTGAAGATAGAATAGAAGAAATCAAAAAAGATCTATATTTAAACAGTAAAACGAAAGGCATATTAGACAGTATGCAAGAAAAAGTCATTTCTAGAAAATTGCTTGTGTTCTTGACAGCAACAATGCTGCTAGTGTATTCAGGTTTGGATGCAGATACATGGGGAATGATTGCTATGATGTATATAGGTGGTCAATCTGCTGTTGACTTCGCAAGAATATGGAAGGGTTAAATGAGAAAACTAACTAGAAGACAATTAAGAAACCTGATTAGCGAAGCAATATTTCGTGAAGGATACGGTATCGATACTGGATCAAAAAAAAGAGAAATAGGTAACTCTTCTTTTGAAAAAGCCCAAGAAGACGCAAAAAAGAACGGAAAGTCGTATTTTGTTAACAAAAAAGATGAAGTCATTGTTTTTGATGAAGACGGCAATGCCTCAAAAAAACCTGACATGTCAAACAAAGATGCTTTTGATGCAGCTGACGGTACCGTGCATTATGTAGGGTCGTTATGATCGATTGGCTTAAAGAAAAGTGGAAATGGCTAGTCGGCGGACTTTTCACAATTATTGCTGTTGTATTATCTAAAAAAAGAGATAGTATATCAAAGGTGGAAAAAAATGATAGCAAAGCAAAGACGCGTCGTGATAAAAAAGTCAATGAAGGCCAAAAAGTATCTTATGAAAAATTTATATCAAAAAGATCAAAAGCGGAAAAAGAATTTCAAAAAGATGTTGAAGAGATTGCTGAAAGAAAAAAATCACGTCAAAAAGAATTAGAAAACAATCCCGAAGAACTAGATAGAATATTGAAGGAAAAATATAATCTAAAGGGGGAATAATGTTTTTATATACATTGATTGCATCATTATGGGCATCAGATATAGACTATATAACAATTGAAAAGGGAGAGGCAGCACCTTTTTCTGGAAAGTTAATGTCGACTTCTGCGCTAGTACAAATAGTTGAAACTCATGAGTCAGAAATTTTAAGACTAGACTTAGAAAAAGAATATGAACTACAAAAACAAGCAGATGAATTTCAACTAAAATATGAGCTATATGAGACAAGATGCACAGCGAATACAGAAATGTATCAACAAATGATTGATGTTAGAGACAAAGAGTTAAGTATTCAATCAAAAAAAGACTGGATCCAGCAGCTAGCTTTTTTTGGTGGATTTGTTTTAGGTACAACAGTCGCAGTCGGCATTACCTATTCTGTTAATCAAAATTAAAATTAGATTAATATTTAGTTAAGTGTACGTGAGGTTAAAATGGAAATAGCAGTTAAAAAAAGTGTATTATTTAGTCTTCTCAAAAAAAAGCTAAATGAAAATAGAAGCAATAATGATCATGCAGGAAGATTAATTCACCCGTTCAATATTCAATCACCTAATTCTGATCCTTTTGGTTTTTACGAAGATCAAGAAGATTTACCAGTCCGACCTAGTACGCATATGGCAACCCAGTTATCAATTGAAGAACCACCTGTTGATGATCCAGAGTATGTTCCGTCAACGCCTAATGAGCTAAGTTCTTCATGTTCAATAATATGTAGAGAAGTTCCAATTAATCAGATTGAATATTTTTATAGAAAATTACATATGCTTCTTGATGAATGTCTAGATAGAGAAGAAGATCAAGAAATCGATCAGCTTAATGAAAGATTCGACATCACCAAATTAACAACTATCAAGGATTACAATTTGATAGTGGAAGCTGATCGCATTAGAGTAAGAAAGAGAGGAGTAGAGAAACCGCCTGGCTACGCTGAAGCTGAAAATCAAGAAGCTTTTATGGACGGTTATGAAGCAGGCATGTCTGATCCGGATCCTAGTCAAGAAAATGCTGAAAATCAAAGCATGGGCTCACAAGACTACATTAACGGTTACCTTCAAGCTATGTCAGAAGACGAAATGGGCGACGACAGCCTAGGATTTTTAGGTGTCGACGATGATGAATATGACCTACCTTTTAGACACGATGATGGCGTCGAAGGAAGAACAACAGCACAATATCGTACATTCCAACAATATCTTACACGCTCTGCAGTTGAAGAAATTATGCAGCAACCTTTTGAATCTCTTGATCCATTTGAACAAGCAGTGTTTAATTTACACGATGAATTACAGGATCTTTTTAAAAAAATAGATATGGAGTTTACAAATGAGATATTAAACCCGGATCTAGAAAAAGAAATTATGGCATTTATGAAACCTTTGACAAATCAATACGGTATCACACATAATGAAATTCTTACTCCTCTTAACGTTCAAAGAATGTTTGCAACTGTTGCCCGTACTAAAAACGCAGCAAAAAAAGAAGAAATGATGAATAATCTTTTAATGGTGGTGTTTACAAGAATTAGTGCTATTGTTGAAGAAATGCTCAAAACAGACCGTCGCACCATGCAAATGATTAACAGCTTAGCACAACAAGCCGGTGTCCCTATTCAACAATTTATACTTAAACTTAAAGAAGCAATCACACAAGATTACGCGACCTACGGTACAGCTAGTAGATTTGATACCGATGATGAACTAATTAAACAAAAGTTAGAAAGCACGTTTTCAATTATGATTAAAACCTTAAAAGTTTCAGAAGATAGTGAAAGTAAGTTTAAAAATAGAAAACATTTTATTAATAATGTCAACTTAAATGCAGAGCAAGAAATTGAAGATATATTTCTGGACGTGTTAAACAAGTTTAAAAAAGGCGACAATTACGAGTTAGTAGACAAAGATAAAACTGTGACACTGCCGGCCGAGGATTTTGAAGAAGAAGCGCGTGGCTTTGTTGCAATGATATTTGACATGGCAGAAGATGCACAGTCTAGTCCAGTATTAGAAGACGAAGAGGAATTAACTCCAGAAGAAGAAGAAATTCCTGCTGGTTTGACAGAAGAAGAAGCGTTTCAAAAGAAAGTTGAAATGTACGCCAAAAGACTGTCTGCAGGTAAGCCTATTGACTGGATTGATTTGGCACCTTATTTTGGCTTTAGCAACGTCTCAGGTATAAGACAATGGTTCTTAAAGAAAGTTGAGCCTAAAATTAGAATCTTTTCATTTAGACCGGATCCGGATGATCCACAACAAAGATCGAATATCAATGACATGTTTGATTTTAATATGACACTATTATCTCAAAAAATGGTAGAGGCAATTAATCAAGAATTAATTCCGGGCCTAGAAAAGAAAGTCAAAAAAGGTACAGCTAAAGCGCTTTCTGTCGATAAAAAGAAAAACAAAATTAAACAAATTGATGAAGCACAATACTTGAAAGCTCTTAAGAATCAAATTGTACCTATGCTTGAAGCAATGAACGAATACTTTACGCAAGGCGTAACTTATGAAGAATTAGCTGAAGGATCTGAGTTTATGCAAACTATTGCAGGAAAAGTACTTCGCAATGTAGGTGGTTATACATTAGATTCTATTGTTGCATCGTTGTCTGATAGCTGGAACGAAGCAATTAAACAAGTAATTAACCCAATTATTCAAAAGCACAATCCTGGTGCACCAGCGTTAAATAGTAATCAACTAGAAAGCATAGTAGAATACTTTACAGGATTGAAGAATAAGCCTGACTTTGAAAACAAAACCAAGGCAGCTAAAAATCTATTAGAAGCAGGAATTACTCCGGAGTCGTACATGGAGATTGCAGTTGAAGCTGCAAACGCTTGGGAAGACCTAGCAGATCAATTTGAGGACTATGATGGTGCACAATTTGCTGAGCAAATGGAAAACGATACTGATGACTTACTGAAGAACTTAAAAGAACTGGGTAAGAGAATTGACAGTGCGTTTAAGGAGTTTATGCAAGAAGAGCTTGATAGTATGAGAGCAAGACAAGTAGGGTTATAAATGAGAAGTAGAATTATTGAGAATATTCTCAAAAACAATAATGTCAATCCGGATTTTAAAAATGTTAACTCAGCAATGCGACGTCTTTTAGGATATACAGACTATAACGAAGACATAGATGACAATAATCCTATTGACCCTAAACCATCCGGGTGGCTTCAATCAAGCGACAGCCAAAAAAATTATTTAGTTAAAACTTATGACTTGTCTTCTAAAAAATTTGTTATGTATTTTTTAAGCGAGTTATATGACTTATCTTCACAACATAACCATTATCCGGAGATACACATAAAAGAAAACGAAGTAACAGTTGTTTTATACACTGAAATGATGAACGATGTATCAGACGTCGATATTTCTTTATCAAAACAGATCGATGACATAATTGAAGACATTGATATTATCAGGTTTTAATTATGTCTTTTTTCGTAAGTGATAGTCTTAAAGGTGTCATTAGCGAAGATGACATAGCAATAAATACAAAAACTGATTCTACTTTTTTACTTTGCTTAAATGACGTTGAACACGATATAAAAGAAATTTATATTAAAGAAAAATATTTTATAATTGACATTAGTGTTAGCATGTCTAAGATCGATTCAGTGGTCAGGCGTTCAAAAATTAGCAATGCGTTTTTTAAAATAGGAAAGTCTATAATTAATTTAAAAAGTGATAGTTATAAAATTATGTCTATTAAAAGTTGTGATTTGTTAAACTTTGTCGACATGCAAATACTTATACAATATAACGAGGAATTATAAAGCAATGAAAGTCACTAGTGAAAAACAACTAATTAAAATATTAAAAATAATTTCTGAAGAATCTGTTAAAAAATCAAGAAAAATTTTATCTGAGTCGTCATATGATATCCAAGATATGTATATGCAAGGAATTGAACAAGACGAAAATCTTTATGGTGTCAGCTTGACAGAACAAGATGATGAAGATGAAGAAGTTCCTGAAGATGAAGAAGTTCCTGAAGACGAAGAAACAGATACTAAAAGTGATGAAGAAAACGAAGAAGCTGAACCAACAGAGGAAGAACTCGATCCTGAAAACTTTGGTGTCTCATTTGATGGTGTTGTTAAGGCAATTAATAGTCTAAGAGCAGGCCGATCAACAAAAGACAAAGAAATTAAAGAAGAACTTTTAGAGTACTATGAAAGAATTAGCGAAGACGAAAGAAAAGTTCTCTATCTTTTTCTCAGAGAATTGTCTAAGATATTACAAGGAGCACTAGACGGTGGCGATGCAATCGATCCATCCGACCCTCCATTTAATATTGATATTCATGTTGGAGGTGAAGATGATTCAGATGATCAACCAGAAGGTGAATCTGATATAAGTGGTGAAGAAACTGACCGGTCAGGTGAAGAAAATACTGCACCGCCAATTAAAGTCAACGAAAGACAAGAGCTTAATGAGATTAGAAGAAAAGTTCAGAGATTAATGAAGAGATTTTAATGAAAATACGTGTATCAGACTTAGAAAGAATTATTGAATCGAATTTAGGCAGAGATTATAAGAGATCTTTGCATGAAATTACACTTGTTCAGGGACTTAAGTCTGCATCCGGGACATTTTCTTTTGAGGCGTGTGACTTAAGTGAAATTGAGTTTACAAAAGGGTTTAAGGCATTACGTGAATTTAATGATAACGCTGAAACTAAGGAATTGACACGGGAAATTAGTGCTGCCAAAGACGAGGTAGACAACATGGCATCGACTGCATCAGATGCAGAAGTTGCTGCATCTTTACAAAAATATGAAGACTTGCAAAATAGCATGAGGAGTTTAACTGACTCATTTTTTGGTGATTTCGCACCAGGTCTAGTCAATGACACGTTTATACAAAATATCACACAATTAGGAAACATTGCGATGCTTGGAGCCTTGGGTCCAGGAAGTGTTGTTTATTGTGCTCTAATGAAAACAATTGTCAAATCAATTAATGCTTTCATCGATGCTTATACAGATACATCTCCTGAAAAAGACAAAGAGATCAAAAATCCAGAATTTAATCCATTTTATAACGCTTTGGAGAGAGCAGCTGATAAGCTCTCTGATGAACTAACTTCATATCAGCGATCGATATTTTCAGCAGCAATTGAAAATCTCAATTTGAATGATCGAGAAAAATCCTTGTTCAAATTCGTTTATATAAGATTTGCGAATACAATTATTGAAGAAAGAAATCTTGTTGCCACAACTGATTCCTCAGGTGATAGAGTAAGTGTTGTTAAATATCCATCCTCAACCGGAACCGGGATTGAAAATGTATCAATTGAAGAAGCAAAACGTCGCGACAGAGATAAATTTATTAGAAACATAGACGGATATAAAAACAAAAATAAAAACGGTGACGATATTCAAGCAAAATTATATTTATCAGGTTTGATTGCTTCTGTAAGTTCTCGGGACGATTTAATAGAAAAGCTAATTGAATTTTCGAAAAGTTATATAGAATCTGAAGAAGTAGACCCAACAACGGGAGAAACAATAACGAAGGTCGAGGTAGAAAGTAAAAAACTCAGTCAAAGAGACTTAAAAGACATGTCAAAAGAAATCATTACAAGCTATGAAAACGATACTGATGTAGGCACATTGGTCGACAATATTATAGCAAATTTGCAATCAATTCCTTGATTTACATAAAAAAATAATATTTTATAATTAAAAAATATTAAAGGAGAAAATTTATGACAAAACATTGGGTACCAGAAATTGTATATGAAGAAGCTGAAGAGGGAATGACTAGTCAAATACCTTTTATTGCTGTTCCTCAAGAAGAAGATATGCCAAGAATGCTTTTTATTTTTGAAAGCAGGGAAACAGGTGAATTTGAACCTAACGAAGAAGGTGAGCCAGTTCCGATCATTGAGATGGATTTGCATCAATATGCTGATATGCTGACACTAAAAAACGGATTAGATGTAACTACATATAATAAAGTAAGAAAATGCCTAGGGCTCGAACCGCTTCAAGATGCTGTTGTTGCAGGTAGAAAAATTACAGATAATATTAGAAAAAATTTAGGTCAATAAAGATAATATCTTTGTTGCATAATAATTAAGTTTGTGGATGGAGGATATCACAATGCGTATTAATTTTAATAGACTTAGTGTCTTGGCAGGATTGCCAGCTTCTGGTCGGTCTTCTAGACGACTTAATGAAAACAAAGACATGTACTCTGAAATGGACAACATGGAAAATGAACCAATGGATGAAATGGAAGATCCAATGGATGAAATGGAAGATCCAATGGATGAAATGGAAGATCCAATGGATGAAATAATTGAAGTCGACGAAACAGAGTTAGTCCAAGAGCTTAGAAGAGCTAAACGTATTATGCAAGAAAATAAGCGTAGAAAAGCTGCGTCAGCTGCTAGACAGCAAAGAAGAAAACAAAGACTTTATGAAGCACACTTAAAAGAGCTTATCGATGAAGAAGTTCAAAATGTAATGGCTGAAATGAATTTAACCGGTGGTTGGGTTTATGGTGAAAGAAAGCCTAGACGAAGTCGTAATGGTTACACGCATCAAGGAAGTTATTTTCCAGGTGTGGGATTCAGAAGATAATTTAATTTAATTCTATTCCACATATTTTTATAAATCTGTCCTACTTTGTATATTATTAAACATCACGGAGGTGTTTTGTGAACGAATACAAAGTAGGGCAGATTCTTTTTTTAATAGGTAGTACTAATAGTGTGGTACCAATTCAAGTAATAGAAGAAGTAATTAGAACAACTTTAAAAGGAAAAGAAAAGACTTATATTGTTAAGTTGCCTGATAAAAAAGAAACGACAGTCGATATTAAAAAAATTAAAGGAGAACTTTTTATTTCAAAAAAAAGTGTTGTTGATTTTATGATCGATAATGCAAAAAATGCAATTAAAGAAATGGTGCTAAATGCAGAAGAAATTGCTGCTAATGCTTTTGAGTCAGGTGAGTTTATCGAAGCAGAAAAATCTCAAGATGTTATTGATAATGAAAAAGACTTAAATTTAGATTATTACGAAGAAGACAATCCTTATATTTTGCAAGATGATGAAAATGTTGAAAAAGTGCAACAAGAAAAACAAAATGATATAATAAAAATAGATTTAGGAAATGGAAAATTTGGAAAAATTTCCTCATCTGATTTAGAAAAAGCAGGAGGTTTAGATTGAAAGTACTATTGTTGGACGCATATAATTTGATATATCGTGCCAGAAGTGGTTATATGAAAGGTAACTACCCGGTTGTTTATAATTTTTTTAGAGGGATTAGACCACTCGTTGAAAAGTTTAATCCGGACGTTGTTTATTTTGTCTTAGAAGGAAACCCAGTTTTTCGAACACAGCTTAACGATGCTTATAAGGCTAATAGAGAAAATAACGATAGACATTTTCATGAACAGAAAGCACAGATTATTTCTATTATTAAAGAATGTTTTCCTTTTGTAACGGTTAGACATCCAAAACTTGAATGTGATGATACCATTGCAACATTGGTTAAGCAACATTGTACAGATGGTGATGATTGCACAATCATATCTTCAGACTCTGATTTTTACCAGCTTCTTAATGTTTTTGACAATTGTGACATCTACAATCCAGTTAAGAAAAAAATGATCGAAAAGCCTGACTATGACTATGTAACTTGGAAGGCATTGCGCGGTGATCCTACTGATAATATTGCTGGAATTCCTGGTTGCGGAGATAAGACAGCAGACAAACTCGTGCGATCCCCAGAATTACTCTCAGAATATTTTAGTAAAGACCCTATTAGACAACAGGTATTCGAGCGTAATGTTAATCTAATACGTCTTGTGGACTTCTCAGACAACATCCAAGAGATGGAACGTCATGATGGCATTGCCGATTTTGAGCAATTATATGATATCTTAGACGACTTAGACTTTCAGTCTATGTTAAAAGAAAAAACTTGGAATAAGTACGTATCGACATTTAAAAATATACAAGGAGGATAAATGTATTTAGACGATAAAGTGCAACAAGCCTTAAGGCAAATGAATAAAATTGCTCTTAACGAAGTGGTAAAAAAAGAAGGTGATTTGTTTGTAGCAGTTAACGTAGAAACCCAGCAGAGTAGAGTTGTAGCAATCGACCAATCATTAGTCGAAAGTTTAGCAAAAGGTCAGAGACCCCCTGGTTCTGGAAGGGGTCTATTAAAGGGGTAAAAATGGAAACTAAGCGCGAGATTTATTCTGGTCAGGAACTAGATTTAAAATTGCAAAAAGGAATTAATAAGTTAGCCAGCGCGGTTAAAGTAACAATGGGACCCAAGGGTAAGTTAGTGTTAATTAACAGACCCGGGTCCCATCCTATTGTTACA